CCTCTCTATTCGTCGGCAGCGTCAGATGTGTATAAGAGACAGAAGTGATATTTTTGAAAAACATTCTTGGGCAAAAGTCTCCAGAAGTAGGCAACAAACCATGGAAAGGATCTGGATATTATGCAAAACCCCCTGTATGGAATGCCAAATTACTCTTTTCAGTCGCCTTTTGGCAACGGAATGAACACAAGTTACCAGAACCAGCAACTGCCGCACTACGATATTGTGAAAGTGAACGGTAGAAACGGAGCCGAAGCTTTTCAAATGGGTCCGAACAGTCAGGTTTTACTACTTGACGAAACGGCTCCAGTGCTTTGGCTGGCTTCAACGGATGGCGCTGGGTATAAAACTGTAAGTGCATTCGATATTTCTCCGCATCAAGATCAGCAGCAGACAATGCTCTCATCTATTGAGCAGAGATTAGCTAGATTGGAGGAGTATATTTATGAACCAAGTGAATCCGGTTCTCGCGATGCTAAGCAACGCAACCCAAAACAGCGGAACAATGGCCAGCAGCAATCCAATGCAAATGATGGCTCAGTTCGCTGAATTCAAGAAAACGATGCAGGGCAAGAACCCAGAAGCTATTGTAAAGCAAATGCTTGCAAATGGCCAAATGTCTCAGGCTCAGTTTGAGCAATTGAAGCAACAGGCTTCGCTAATGCAGGCATTTCTTAAGTAGGTATTAGCGAGGTAGTGCGCAGACCTCTATGACATATATTCTATGAAAGAAGGTACATTTATGGAAAACACGTACTCTCTGTCCGATATTGCGGCTGTGTCCAAGAACAACGATTACGACGGTTTTGGCGGTGGCGCATGGTGGATCATTATTCTGTTTCTGTTCATGTTCGGAATGGGCGGTTGGAATAATCGAAACGCCAACGGTAATGGTGAGCCGGTAACGGAAGCTGGACTGTGCAATGCTATGAACTTCAATGATCTGCAGAATCAGGTTGGACGACTGAGCGATCAGAACCAGCAGCAGACTCAGATCCTCGGCAACGGTATTTGCAACCTTGGCTATGAGATGCAGAGAAACGTAGGTCAGCTTGGCAAGGAAGTGGCTTTGAGTCAGGCAAATCTTGCTCAGCAGGTATCCTCTGCTCAGTCTGATCTGTCTTCTCAGCTGGCTCAGTGTTGCTGTACAACACAGCGAGCTATCGACGGTGTAAACTATAATCAGGCCATCAACACAGCCTCGATCAATGCCAACATTGATGCTAAGTTCGCAGCAATGGAGAAGAACCAGCTGGAGCAGACAATCGCGGCACAGCAGGCTCAGATTTCCCAGCTGCAGTTGGCTCAGCAGATGAACAACGTCGTACGGTATCCGAACGGTTTTACCTACAACGCTGGCATGTCTCCGTTCTGCGGAGGTTGCTGCTCTGGTTGTTAAGGAGGGGATATGAATGTGTAACAATTGTGGTTGCAACGTAAGATCCTGTTCTACAACCTACACCAACAGCAATCAGACCGTAACTGAAACGGTTACAACTTTGTCAATCCTTGGCGGAGAGGTAACTTCGACAGGCAAGTGTATCAACGCACAGTCCAGTGGGTTCAATGTTAAGGCTTCCGGTTTGTATCGGATTGGTTTTGACGTTACACTGAATCCCACAGCTGCTGGCACTGCGATCATCCAGATGACAAAAGATGGAGTTGCAATGCCTGAGGCCGTAGCAACAGTTACGACCGTAGCTAATGCTCTTATCACTGTGCACATTGAGACAACAAGGTATATTGCTGTTCCGTGTCATGTCAACAGCCCGGCTTATGGCGTAACTTCTTCCGGCGTTGCTGGAACTGTAACACACGTAACCGGCTATGCTGTTAAGCTTGACTAAATCAAAATGAAAAGCGAGGCAGAGCTTTAATCTGTCTAAGTACACGTTAACCGCGTGTACTTTATCGAGTGTGCAAGTATCCTATAGGCATTTACGATCTCCTTTGCCATTGGGTTGCCTCCAAAAACCGATTCTTCGGGACTCCTTTCCATTGCATAAAATGTATACCTCCAAAAACTACATTTAACCAAGCGTAAGGATATTTGCGCACTGAATAAAGTACACGCGATAGCGAGAGAAAGTTGTGAGATCATATGAGTGAAACTAGAAAACGAAGAACCGCAATGTCCGTAGAAGCAAGAGAAAATCAGATGATTGCACTCGCGGTTGATCTAGCTGAAAAACAGCTCATGGAAGGAACGGCTTCGTCTCAAGTTATCACGCACTATCTTAAACTTGGCTCGACCAAAGAACGTCTTGAAAAAGAAATGATGGAAGAGCAAAAGAAATTGCTTAAGGCTAAGACGGAGGCGCTCGAGTCAGCTGCCGAAATTAAGGAACTGTATGAAAACGCGTTGAGTGCTATGAGAGAATACTCGGGTCACGGAGGAGATGAGCAGTGAAAACATATCGCGAGCTCATAACTCTTCCGTCTTTTGAAGAACGACTAGAGTATCTAAGAACCAATAGTAAAGTGTCTTACGAGACGTTTGGCGTAGAGCGGTATGTTAATCAAGAACTCTATCGCTCCCGTCAATGGAAACTTACAAGACAGAAAGTAATTGTTCGGGATATGGGTTGTGATTTGGGTGTGGACGGCTATATAATTTACGAGAGGCCGATTATTCACCACATCGTTCCAATTACCATAGACGATATCGAAGAGGGCTCTGACAAGCTATTCGATTTGGACAATTTAATATTGACTTGTTTTCATACACACAACATAATACATTACGGAACAGACAATAAACTTAGTATCCCCCATGGTGAAAGAAAACCTGGAGATACATGTCTCTGGAAGTGATAAGATGAAGAAAGCTAAGATCGTCGGATGCAAAGCCATGTCACTCCGTGCTGATCCGTCCGATACCGAGCTGTCTGATGTAACATGCGGAGAAATCAAAATGAATGAAACCGTAGAAGTTAACACTGATGATGAAGCTTGGAGCTGGGACGATAGACACTTCTTCAAAGTAGTTTCAGAGCACGGTTTGAAAGGTTATGCTAATTCCGACTGTCTCCAGTTTAACGGAGGTAACAGTCGTGGACAGCATTCTAAGAACAATTAAGAAAATGATAGGAGGAGTCGAGGACGACGATTTCACTGGTTTCGACACAGATTTGATCGTCCATATAAATTCGGCATTACGAATCCTAAATCAGCTCGGTGTAGGTGCTATTGGGTTTAATATTACAGGATTGGACGAAACCTGGAATGATTTTCTTGGTAAAGACGAGGCTATCCTTAGTGAAGTTAAGACATACATTTACTTGAAAGTCAAACTCGTTTTCGATCCTCCGTCCAATTCATTTACACAGCAGTCTATGAAAGACGAAATTAAGGAGTTGGAATGGAGAATGAATGTCGAAGTTGATCCTAGATTGGAGGAAGTAGATGAGCCCTGAAATGAGATCTATAATTGTCGCCGTAATCACGGCGTTAACCTCTTCGGGAGTATTGTCGTTCGTTCAATTTTTGATTAATAGAAAAGACAAAAAGAAAAGTAACGAACTCGTCTCATCCAAAATGCTGCTTGGACTCGGTCATTATCAGATTATGGTTTTGACAGATAAATGTATTCGCAGAGGCGCAATCACTCTAAGAGAAAAACAAACTCTAGAGTATCTGTATCGTCCTTATCGAGAGATGGGAGGAAACGGTGATTGTGAAATAGGGTATAATGCCTGTGCACAATTGCGAATCATCAGTCCAGAAGAAGCTGCAGACATAGATGAGAAGAATAGCGAAAGAGGGTGAAAACGTGTCTAACAAAGTATATGACATTCTTAAATGGAATGCTCTCGTAGTATTTCCAGCAATCGCCACTCTGTTCTCCGCCATTTCTATGATCTGGGGAATTCCATATGGGGAGCAGATTACCGGCACAATCATTGCAATTGATACTGCCCTCGGTGCAATCCTTGGCGTATCTTCAATCAAATATGTAAATAAGGCGGGTGATTCAAAATGGAATACTACGGAATCCACTACGACTCAGTAATCGAACACCACGGAATCAAAGGCCAAAAGTGGGGTGTACGTCGTTATCAGAGTCCAGACGGATCATTAACTGAAGCGGGTAAGAAACGATATCACCGGGACGCTAGCGAACGCGGTTATAAGGATTACGACGAAATAACCGGAATGTACTCTAAAAAAACCAAAAAGGGTGAAGATATTTTAATTCCGTCCGCAAAACGCTATGCTAAAGAGGACTATACTCGAGCTAAAAGCGTCGCTTCCGAGGGTTCAAATTTGTCAAGAAACCTGTCCGAGTTATCTAAGACCATCACAAAGAATAAGAACGTTTCGCCACTTGATTTGACAAATTTTACGGATCAAGAACTGAGAGATGCATTAAATCGAGCCAATCTTGAGAGACAGTATAATGACGTATTTAACGCACCACAAGTGAGCAAAGGACAGCAATACGCAGAAAAAGCATTTCAAGTTGGAACCGCAGCCTTAGCCACTACAGCATCTGCATTAAGCGTTGCACTGGCCATTAAAGAATTGACTGGTAAATAAGGCGGGTGATTCAAAATGGAATACTACGGAATCCACTACGACTCAGTAATCGAACACCACGGAATCAAAGGCCAAAAGTGGGGCGATCGTAACGGGCCGCCGTATCCATTAGATGCGGGAAGCCATTCTGCGGCTCAAAAGAAAGCTGGGACCTCTGGATGGACTCACGATGCTCAAAAAGAAGTTCGTAGACAAGAAGTCCTCGGGTCAAAACGCAAATCTGGTGACACTATCCTAAAAAAAGGAACCACTTTTCAGCGTATTGGAGGAGAAAATTTAGGATACACCAAAGGAGTATTCGCTTCATATAAAATCTCGGATAAGGATTTATATAAAGGTGCATTGGGACGCATGCGTATTTCGTATTTGGCGAAAAACAATCAAGACGTATCTCTGAATGAGTTAAAGCTTACAACTAAGAAAAATATTAGAGTGCCGTCATCCGAAACAGCCAAAAACGCATTCTACGAATGGTACGGAACGCATAAAAAAGAAGCGGATAAAATGATAGGTTCACATGAGAAAGATTTCAAGAAACGAGACTACGATGCCCAGAAATACGACAGTTTAGATAGGGATTCTAATTCGGTTAACAAACTTTATTTAAAGTTCAATGATGCCTTAGGATATGGTTATAACAGTGATTACGCGTCGACGGTTGACAGCTTTTATTCTCACATGAAGAAAAAAGGTTATGATGCGTTAGTCGACGAAAACGATACTCGCGTGGGTACATTTAAGGCTCAGGCACCGTTAATCATTTTTGATACCGAAAAGGTTATTGGAAAAGTGTCGTCGAGGCCATTGAGTGCTGCTGAAGTTTATTCGCCATATACTCGTTCTATGCCAAAAAAAAATGGTAAGAGATCTGGTATCCACTACGAATCAGACATACTTTCAGAAATTGAGTCCTGATAGTGAAAAAGCTCAGGCAAAGTATGCTAAGCGTTTGCAGAAAGATAAAACTTCGTTGTCTGAAAAATATACCATGTCAATGCTAGCAGAAGATTGGGAGAAGAATCGGTTATCGAATAGACAAATTCGAAATGTCGATAAATATATGCGCTCTGGTAAGTCTCATGATGAAGCAGTCGAGCTTGTGAAAAATTTCTCCAATACTCTAATGAACTCGATACTTTCAAAATGGAATGCTATGTAACGAGCTATCAAGAGAAGAAATTCTTAAAGTGTTAAAACGAAAAATTAAGGAGTAACAAATGTCACTAAGTAACACAGCAACGCCTCGCTATTACGGGGAATTTCGTAAAGCCGTGTTACGCGGTGAAATCCCTGTTAATCGAGAAATCTCTATGCAAATGAATCGCATAGATAATAACATCGCGAATCCGAATTTCTACTACGACGACCAAGCAGTTGAGGGTTACATTAAGTTTTGTGAAAACGAATTGACTCTAACAGATGGTTCCCCAATGAGGCTACTCGATACATTTAAGCTTTGGGCTGAAGACGTTTATGGGTGGTATTATTTTGTCGAGAGAAGTGTCTATGAACCAAGCGAAGATCATCAAGGCGGTCATTACGTTACCAAGCGTATTAAGAAACGCCTAATCAATAAGCAGTATCTGATTATTGCTCGTGGCGCGGCTAAGTCTGTTTACGATGAAACACATCAGGCCTATCAGCTTACGGTCAATACCCAAACTACGTCACAGATTACAACCGCTCCGACAATGAGACAGGCGGATGAAGTAATGGCTCCGTTCAGGACAGCTATTACAAGAGCACCAGGACCTCTGTTTAAATTCTATACTCGGGGATCAGTGCACAATACTCGTTCTCCGGAGGGTGTGAAACTTGCAGCCACGAAGAAGGGAATTGAGAATCTGTTTACCAATAGTCTTCTTGAAGTTAAGCCAATGTCTATTGACAAGCTTCAGGGCATGCGTTGTATACTTGCGACGGTTGACGAATGGCTCTCTGGCGACATTCGAGAAGATGTCGTCGAAGCAATCGAACAGGGTGCCTCTAAGAATGAGGATTATCTGATTGTAGCATCGAGTTCAGAAGGTACGGTTCGAAACGGACCTGGCGATTCAATCAAAATGGAATTGATGAAGATTCTTAAAGGCGAATACATCAATCCGCATGTGTCTATCTGGTGGTATAAGCTGGACGACGTGAAAGAAGTAGCTGATCCTGCCATGTGGGTAAAAGCCAACCCAAATCTAGGCAAGACTGTAACATATGAGGTCTATCAGCAAGCAGTTGAAAAAGCCGAGCAGAATCCGTCAGCCAGAAACGATATTTTGGCAAAGCGTTTTGGATTGCCCATGGAGGGTTACACATATTTCTTCACCTATGAGGAAACCTTGCCGACAAGAAAGAGATCTTACTGGGGCATGCCTTGCTCTCTCGGAGCCGATCTATCCCAGGGAGATGACTTTTGTGCATTCACGTTTTTATTTCCGTTACCGGATGGTACGTTTGCATGCAAGGTGCGAAGCTACATAACAGAGCGCACATTGTTCAAACTCCCTCTGGCAATGAGAGCAAAGTACGAGGAATTCATGAAAGAAGGAACTCTGGTAGTTATGAATGGATCCGTGCTGGACATTGATAACGTCTTCGACGATCTTGACCGGCATATACGTTCGTGTAGTTATGAGATTCGTAGTTTTGGTTACGACCCATATAACGCACAGTATTTTGTAGAGCGTTGGTGCAAGGAAAACAGTCCATATGGCGTTGAGAAAGTAATCCAGGGCGCTAAAACAGAAAGCGTTCCTCTAGGCGAGATTAAGAAAATGGCTGAAGATCAGTGCCTACTTCACGATGAAAGTCTTATGACGTATTGCATGGGTAATTGCATTACGCTGGAAGATACCAACGGAAATCGTAAGCTTTTAAAGAAACGCTACGAGCAAAAGATCGATAACGTATCAGCATTGATAGATGCGTTTGTCGCCTTTAAGATCCATAAAGATAGTTACGAATAAAAGGAGGGTCTCTATGGGCTTAGGAAAGAGACTGTGGAATGCTTTCTTTAGCAGAGATCCCACAGACGAATACAAAAAGCTTGACGCTAGCACAGGTTCAATTGTGTCTTCGTCAAAACCCGATAGAACACGTCGTTTCATTAGCAACGAACGTTCTATAATCATGTCAATCTACAATCGAATCGCGCTTGATGTCGCATCGATCAAAATGGAACACGTCAAGGTAGACGTAAACGGTAATTTCGTTGAGACTATAACAGACAGCTTAAACGATTGTCTAACCCTCTCCCCCAATAAGGACCAGACATATCGTACTTTCGTTCAGGATATGGTAATGTCTATGTGCGACGAAGGATGCGTCGCTGTAGTTCCATATGAAAGTGACGTCGATCCAAATACCAACGATTCGTATAATATTTACAGTATGCGCGTTGGCAGAGTTGTTCAATGGTCTGCAGATTACGTGACGGTGGATATTTATGAAGACAGAAGTTGTCAGCATAAGAATCTACGAGTTGCAAAAAAATGCTGTGTTCTTCTTGAAAATCCATTTTACTCGGTTATGAATGAGCCGAATAGTATCCTTAAACGGCTGATTCGAAAATTGAATTTGTTGGATGCTATCGATGAGCAGTCCGGATCGAGTAAGTTGGATTTGATCATTCAGCTTCCATACACAATCAAGACCAAAGCTCAAGAGCAGCAGGCTAATCGTCGTAAGCAACTGATTGAGGAACAGCTCGCTAACTCCAAGTATGGCATCGCCTATACTGACGGCACCGAGCGAGTAATTCAGCTTAACCGTTCTCTCGAGAATAATCTCATGTCTCAGATTGAGTACTTGACAAACATGTTATTCGGACAGCTTGGAATGGACAAGACGATTTTTGACGGAACTGCAAACGAGCAGACAATGCTTAATTACTATAACCGTGTTATCGAACCTTTCCTCTCGGTCATCACGATTGAGATGAAACGCAAATGGCTGACTAAGACAGCTAGGACCCAGGGACATTCTATCGAGTTCTTCAGAGATCCGTTTAAGCTCGTACCTACTACACAGCTTGCAGATCTGGCAGACCGATTTACTCGAAATGAAATCTTGTCTTCGAACGAGTTCAGAGCTATCATCGGTTACAAGCCGAGTTCAGAGCCTAGAGCCAATGAACTGGTCAACAAGAATATTGCGAACAATGGTGAAGCCGGAGCGACGGTTGACGGAACTGATGATGTTAATAGCGTGCTTGAACAACTTCAAAATGACATTGACTGGATTCTAAGTGGTGAAGAAGCAGGTGATGATGATGCCGAAAGATGACGAGATTTATCACTACGCCTCGAAATACTATGATCCAGTTAAAGCACACGAATACTATATGCAGAGACGTGAGCTTAAGGGACGAGTTCCTGGGGTTAAAAGTACTTTATCACCTGGCAGTTCGCAAAAAACGGAGAATAGCAGCGGACGCACTGTCACCGAAGTACAGCGTGAGAAGATGAAAACCCGGGCAGAAGAATTGCGAAAAGAAATCACTGAATCGATTTCTAAACGTATAAAACGCCTAAGCGACGAAGATAAGAAACGAGTCGGTAACGAGATAAAAAAACTCATTGATAACGCTAAAAATGAGTACAAAAGAAATAAAAAGTAGGTGATTCAAAATGGCAGAAGATTTTGCTAAATATGACTTTGGCGGCTATGCGACCCGAAACGATCGCAGATGCTCCGATGGCGTAACTATTCGTCATGGTGCTTTTAAAGACTGTGACGGAATGATAGTACCTATGGTTTGGGCTCACCAGCATAAAGAGCCTACGAATGTACTGGGTAAGTGCCTACTTGAAAACAGAGCTGATGGTGTCTATGCTTACGGCCTATTCAACGACACAGAAAACGGCGAGTACGCCAAGCAGCTGGTAAAGCACGGAGATATCAACGGACTGTCCATTTGGGCTAATCATATCAAGAAAGTTGGTTCTGATGTAGTTCACGGTGCGATTCGTGAAGTCAGTCTGGTCTTGGCTGGTGCGAATCCCGGAGCATATATTGACGAAGTCGTAGCACACGACGACGTTGATAACGAAACAAACGAAGCTTTCATCTACAGCGAGCCTTATGCTATCGATCTGGATCCGGATGGTCCAATCGCTCATGGCGACGTTGAGAACGCTAACAACACGAAGGAGGAAAAAGCTGTGGCTGATTCTAAGAATAAGAAGACTATTCAGGATGTAATCGACACCATGACCGAAGAACAGAAAGACGTTCTGTATTACATGGTTGGCGAGGCTCTTGGCGGCGATAAGAACGATGTGAATAAGGAGGATAAAGACGTGAAGCACAACATGTTTGACGCAGAAAACAATTCCGAGGAGTTCGTACTCTCTCACGACGATATGAACGAAATCTTCGCAGATGCAAAGCGACTGGGTTCCCTGAAGGAATCTGTTCTGTCCCATGCGGATCAGTACGGTGTCACGGACATCAATATGCTGTTCCCGGATGCTAAGGCAATCAGCGATTCCCCGGATTTCATCAAGCGTGAGACCGAATGGGTAAGTACTCTGATGGGTGCTACCAAGCACGCTCCGTTTACCCGTATCAAGTCTATCCACGCAAACATCACCGCCGATGAAGCTCGTGCAAGGGGTTACATCAAGGGCAAGAAGAAGCTGGAGGAAGTTATCGCTCTGCTGAAGCGCTCCACTGATCCGCAGACCATTTATAAGAAGCAGAAGCTGGACCGCGATGACATTCTGGACATCACCGACTTCAACGTGGTCGCTTGGCTGAAGGGCGAAATGCGTATTATGCTGGATGAGGAAATTGCCCGTGCAGTTCTCGTTGGCGACGGCCGTAGCTCTGTGGCTGAAGACAAGGTATCCGAAGATCACATTCGTCCGATCTGGACCGACAGTGATGTATACACCGTGAAGGCTCGTGCTCAGTACGCTGAAGCAACTACCGAGTCCGATCGTGCTAAGGATCTGATCAAGCGAGCTGTGAAGGCTCGTAAGGAATACAAGGGTTCCGGCAATCCGACATTCTGGACTACAGAAGATGTATTGACCGAAATGCTCCTGCTGGAAGATACCACTGGCAGAAAGCTGTACAATTCTATTGCTGATCTGGCAACTGCTATGCGTGTATACAAGATCGTTACTGTACCGGTAATGGAAGGCATGAAGCATAAGGTCAAGGACGAGGCACTCGGCGATACTAAGGAAGAAGATTATTTCCTGGATGGTATTCTGGTAAATCCGATCGACTACACCATCGGTACAGACGCTGGCGGTCAGGTAACCATGTTCGACGACTTCGATATCGACTACAACCAGCAGAAGTATCTGATCGAAACCCGTATCTCTGGCGCCCTGACCAAGCCGTACTCTGCAATCAGCTTCGAGCACAGAGTAGCTACTGCGGGCTGATAACGAATTTAACGGAAGGAAATCAAAATGGCAAAATTCTACGGAATTATAGGATTTGCGGTTAGTGAAGAAATCAGACCTGGTGTATGGACAGAACGTGTTAAGGAGCGTACGTATCGAGGAGACCTTACACGAACCGCCAGCCGATGGGAAGGAACCGAAACGCTGAATGATAACGTAAACATTACGAATCAGATCTCCATCGTTGCAGATCCTTTTGCCTATGAGCATTTCTCAGCTATCCGTTACATTAAATTTCTCGGAGCTTATTGGAAAGTCAACAATATTGACATTTCCTATCCGAGATTAAATCTGACAGTTGGAGGTGTGTATAATGGACCGACGGCTTAAATTGCACGAGGAATTGTGTGATATCCTTGGGAGCCGAAACGTCTATTTTCAGCCTCCTGAAACTGTTAAAATGAAGTATCCTTGCATAGTGTACGAGCGGTCTGACGGCGATACACAATTTGCCAATAATATGCCGTACACGTTTGCGTTAAGGTATACTGTCACGCTTATAGGTACTGACCCAGATAATCCGTTAATTAAAAGAATGGCAACTGAGTTTGAAACATGTATCTATGATCGTCATTTCACGTCGAACAATCTCAATCATGAGGTGTTCAAAATCTTTTATTAAAAGGAGGAAGATAGTATGGCCATGGGACCTTTGACCTGGGACGAAACAGGCGAAAGACTTTATGAAACTGGTACCAAGCAGGGCGTCTTGTATGTGATGAACGATGAAGGAGCATACGGTGACGGCGTAGCCTGGAATGGTTTGACCGCTGTAACAGAATCTCCGTCCGGGGCAGAAGAAACCGCTTTGTATGCTGATGATATTAAGTATCTGTCTCTTCGCTCTGCGGAGGAATTTGGTGCTACAATCGAAGCATATACATATCCAGATGCATGGGGAGAATGCGATGGTTCCGTAGATTTGGCTCCGGGAGTAAGCATCGGACAGCAGACAAGAAAAGCATTTGGATTCTGTTTCCGGTCTGTTCAGGGTAACGATGTAAAGGGCAATGATTACGGCTATAAGCTGCATCTCATCTACAATGCCACAGCATCCCCGTCCGAGAGAGCATACGCGACGATCAACGATTCTCCTGAAGCGATCACATTCTCTTGGGAAATCACAACAAATCCGATCAATGTGGCTGGTCATAAGCCAACTGCACATCTGGTCATCGATTCGGCAACATTGCTGAAGGATGCCAAGGGTGCAGCTAATCTCAAGGCGATCGAGGACAAGCTGTACGGCACGACAACCACAGCTCCGACACTGCCGCTGCCCGGAGAAATTCTGGAGATTCTCAAAGACGCAGAAGTATAATCCACAATATTCAAAATGACATGAATCTGCTATGGGGTTTTTGACGTACGTTCGGGTCAAAGTAATTGGGATCTAGGGCCATCCCCGAGCCAAGGAGAGATTATAATGGAAATTATCGCAACATTGGTTGACATGATCGATGATGAAGTCAACGGCGCTAAAGAATACGCATGCTGGGCAAATAAGCTAAAAGCAATAAACCCAGATTTGGCTAAGACATTTTACGAGTTATCCACAGTCGAAATGGGTCACGCAAATATTCTCCATAGGCAGGTTAAGAAGCTAATGACTGATAGTAAGCTGCCTGAGGACACAATGGCCATGTATGAATTGTTGCACAAGAAGCATATCGAATGCGCTGCTCAAGTAACAGTTATGCAAGAAGAATATAACAAAAATTAAAAACGCGCAATGCGAAAGGAGTTTTTTACTATGCTGAAGAAAACAATCACTTGCGAAGATTACGCAGGAAATACATATACTCAGGATTTCTGGTTCAATCTGAATCGTGCCGAACTTACCGAAATGGAATTGTCTTATGAGGGTGGCATGATCGAGAGAATGAAAGCAATCATCAATACGGCTGAAGCTACAAAAGTATTTCCGATGATCAAAGATATTGTTCTTAGATCTTACGGTGTGAAATCTGAAAACAATCGTCGTTTCATCAAAAGTGATGAGCTGCGCGATGCATTTGAACAGACTGACGCATATAACCAGCTCATCTGTGAGTTTTTTGACAATCCCGACTCTTTCAACAATTTTCTGCAGGGTGTAATCCCGAAGGCGGATAGCAATGCTACAGTTAAGTCTACAGCAAATTGAAAAATGGGATCCAGTCGTTGAAGAATTCTGCTATGCTGGGTGCGATGGTGAACTATTACTAGAGCATTCGTTGATTAGCATTTCAAAATGGGAGCAGAAATACAAGAAGCCATTCCTTAGCAAAGATATGCTTAAAAAAATAACAGATGATGAACTTATGTTCTACATAAAATGCATGACTATGAATCATCCAGATCCGTGCATATATGACAGTTTAACGGACAATGATGTATCAAAAATCTTAAAATATTGTAACGACTCTAATACAGCGACTACCATAAACAATCGAGTATCCAGTCATGGCAGGCAAGAAATAATGACGTCGGAAGTTATTTATTCGTATATGGTTCTTCTCGGAATACCATTTGAATGTCAAAAATGGCATATAAATCGATTATTAACATTGATAAGTGTTGTTAATATTAAGCAGCAGAAACCGCAGAATATGTCTAAACGAAATATTTTAAGCCAAAACAAGAATCTGAATGCTGCTAGAAGAAGAATTAGCGGCAGTAAAGGATAGGAGCATATTTATGAACTTCGTAAACGCATACCTGACTCATAACAGACCAGGTAACAAACGTAGAAGAACTACAGCCATCGCAATCCATTGGGTCGCTAATCCAGGCACAAGCGCAATGGCAAATCGCAATTACTTCAACAATACAGACCGCTCGGTAAGTTCGAATTATATTATTGGGCTCACTGGCGAAATTGTAAGATGTATCCCGCACGGCGAAGAAAGCTGGTGCACCAATCAGGCAAATCCGTATACTGTAAGTATCGAGTGCTGTCATCCGGATTGGACTGGCAAATTCAATGATACCACGTACAATGCCGCAGTAGAACTGTGCGCCGAATTGTGCAAGATCTACGGTCTGAACCCGACGAACGGTGGACTTATTCGCCACTACGACGTTACTAAGAAAGTGTGTCCGAAGTGGTTTGTACCGGCGAGCGCTGGTGGAACTGACACCAATGATGAACAGCATTGGAAGAAGTTTAAGAACGATGTTGCGGCTAAAATGGGAAAGAAGACAACGGCATCGAACTCTTCTACGGTAAAGCCGTCTATTACCGTTGAGCAGGCCGCTAAGAATGTCATCGCTGGCAAGTACGGAAATGGCGAGGATCGCAAGAAGCGGATCGCAGCTCTTGGCTTGGACTATAACACAGTGCAGGCTAGAGTTAATCAGATGCTCGGTATTAAGACTACTACCGCAGCGCACAAGCCTGCAGCACCTGCATCAAACTCAAAAGTAGCCGCAGCTAAGTCTAAGTCAGATGCGATCAGAGGTACTTACTCTGTTACTGCAACCTCGCTTTACTGCCGTTATATTCCAGGTAAGCTTACAAACGATAACGTGGTCACAGCGTTCAAGAACGGAAACAAGGTCCATTGCTACGGATACTATACAACCGTGAACAATTCAAAATGGTATCTGGTACAGTCTGGAAAGTACACCGGATACTGCAATTCGAAGTACCTTAAGAAAGTGTGACACAATGATAAAGGTGACCGCTGGCGGCAATTTCAAAAATACTGAAACGTTTGTAAGAAAAGCATCGAACGTCAATCTACGACCAATTCTAGAAGAATATGGTAGACTTGGCGTGGATGCTCTTGCTCGAAACACTCCGGTCGCTACTGGCAAAACTGCTAAGTCTTGGGACTATGAGATCGTTTATGGCAAAAACGAGGTAAAACTCATATGGGTCAATGACAATATGGCGGAGGATACAGATATTCCAATAGCTATGCTCATACAGTATGGGCATGCAACTAAAAACGGTGGATATGTTACAGGAGTCGATTACATAAACCCGGCATTGACTAAGATATTCGATAAGATGGCAGATAAAGCGTGGAAGGAGGTTTCTAAAGTTACATGAGCTCAATAGACAATCGTATCGTTCAGATGCAATTCAATAATAAGCAATTTGAGGTTGGAGCCAAAACTACGCTAGGTACACTCGCAAAACTAAAACAAGCATTGAATTTTTCTGGAGTAAAGACTGGAGTAGATACTTTAGGCTCCGCGATTAATAAAGCACTGAACGTTAGCGGGGTTGCTTCCGGAATCGATTCTCTGAATTCCAAATTTTCGACGATGGGTATCGCTTGGCAGCGTACAATTCAGCAAATAACAGACAAAGCGATATCGGCAGGAACAACGATAGCTAAAGCATTATCTACCGATTCTATTACTGATGGTTTGAATGAGTATACGCTCAAAATGGATAACATTCAGACCATTTTAACTAATACAAAAAGCAAAGGAACAACACTTGATGACGTAAACGAAGCGCTAAGTGAATTAAACAAATATGCGGATGATACTGTATATTCTTTTCAAGACATGACGAGAGCGATCGGGCAGTTTACGACTCAGGGTGTTGACCTAGAAACAGCAACCGCCGCGATTAAAGGCTTTTCTAATTTGGCTGCCGGTACGGGTACAAGCAATACCGATTTGGCTAGAGCCGAATATCAAATGTCTCAGGCTTTAAGTTCCGGAGTTGTCAGACTTATGGACTGGAAGTCATTGGAAACTGCTGGTGGTATGGGCGGTGAATATTTTCAAAAAGGTTTGATAGAAACAGCCAAAGAAATGGGAAAAACACTGCCGGAGGGTTTGGAAGAAGGACTCGTATCTTTTCGAAATTCTCTTAGTGATGACACCAGCAGCAATCCGAACTGGCTTACTTCTGATGTTTTATTGAAAACGTTGAACAAATTTGCTGAAGATCCGACATTGAAATCCGCAGCCACTGAGGTAAAAACATTCAAGCAGCTGATCGACACATTGAAAGAAGCTCTGGGCACCGGGTGGGCCGATAGCTGGGAAGTAATTATTGGTAATTTTGAGGAAGCCAAGAAATTATGGACCGCCGTTAGCAATACGCTTAGCGGCTTGATTAACAATATGTCCAGCGCACGTCTCGAAATGCTAAAAGAATGGAAATCGTTAGGCGGTAGGGATGCTGCTATACAGGCAGTTGCTAACGCATATAAAGCCTTACTAACTGTCGTCGAACCAGCGGCCCAAGCCATTCGTAAAGTATTCCCAAAGATGACTGGAAAGCAACTAGCTGATTTGACCAAGCAGGTTGAAAAATTCACAGAGAAGCTTAGTTTAACCGGAGCAGAATCTAATTCCGTCTACCATTTATTTGAGAACCTGTCTACCGCTGTAAAAAACGTTTTAAACGTGATTCGAGTAATGGCAAGCTCATTCAAAATGGTATTTCCCGGATCGTTCAGAGATACACTGTTTGATATAGTTGATGGTCTAGCCCAATTAGCTGGTAAGATTAAGTTTTCTACGTCAACAATCGAAAAATTACGCACTGTTGCTAGGGGTATTTTTTCGGTGTTCAGCATATCTTTTCAGGTGTTGAAGTCATTATTTAACGTAATAAAACCCTTGTTCGGATTCATAGCGTCCGGTTCCGGAAGTGTACTGAACGCGTTGGTAAAAGTCTCCCAATTTCTCATAAATCTTGACGAGTCAATTAAAAAAACTGGAGTTCTTGACGCCGTTTTAGGAAAAGTAGTTAACTCGTTTAAAAAAGCAATTGCCTGGATTAAGAGCATTGGCTATGGGATTAAAGGAGTCTTCACTGATATTGTTGATTCAGTTTCGTATTTGTTCGGAACTATAAAAAACGTAGTTGGCGAATATTTGCAAGGAACCGTATTAAACACTATCTACGAAACGGTTGTCTCCATAAAGGACAAAATCGCTGGCATTGTGGGGGATATATTAACTGATATCTCTAAAATATGGGGCGATGGAGAAGCCATAGATACGTCGGCTATCAGCATAGGCAAAAGCACAAAAACTCTTAGCTTGCTGTCCAAAGTTTTAAGCGTTATAAAAGACATATTTGCTAAAATTGGAGAGACCATTGGCTCGATCGCGGAGCATCTATCTCCCGTAATAGATGCATTTAGGACCGCGGTTAAGTCCGTTTTCGGATTGGTGAAGTCATTTGCAACGACGTTTGCATCCGGTATAGACGGATCGACTATAGAACTTCTTTTCGATAATGTATTAAAAATGATTAGCGGCGGGGCTATCTTTGCTTTTATAAAAACGTTTAAGAAAAGCGGAGATACAGTAAACCGAACTATGACGAATCTATCTACAACAGTAAATAACTTGCTTCTAAATTTTCAAGGAATTGGCGCCAACCTTAATGCCACGGCAGGTAGTATTAAGACCATGTTCGATTCCTTGACCGGAAGTATCAAGTCAATGCAGACGAGTATCAAGGCTAAGACATTAAGAGAGATAGCAGTTTCGATTGCCATCCTAGCAGGTTCTATGCTGGTTCTATCGTTGATCAATGTCGACCACTTACTGCCAACGATCGGAGCTATGGCATCTTTATTTGCTCAATTAACCGGTTCAATGATAGCCCTTACTAAACTAACCGGAGACGTTGGAGTTAAACAAATGACCGCTGTTTCCGTTGCTATGGTCGCGATGTCGATAGCGGTCGCCATTTTAGCTGGATCGCTATACAAGATGTCTAAAGTTGATTCTAAGACATTATCTAATTCGGCATTAGTCATGACCGGACTGATTGGCGCTCTCGTTGCTGTATCCAGGACATTGAGCAGAGATACAAAAGGAATGGTTAAAGGTGCTATCGCACTTGTAATATTTTCATCAGCAATAAAGAATCTGGCAAAAACAGTGCAAATACTTAGCGCAGTACCGACCGATAAGCTAATATCTGGTCTTGTTGGCACTTTGGTTTTAATGACTGGAATTACAGTTGCCATGAGAGTCGGCAAGTTTGATAGCATCGGTATAAAATCCGCAATCGGTATTTATATTTTTGCCAAAGCAATAAATGTGCTGTCTGATGCAGTACTGTTGCTAGGATCAGCAGACTTGGTTACCCTGGCAAAAGGCTTAGGTTCCGTTGCAGTCGCAATGGGTGCCACTGTCGGAGCGCTGATACTGGTTAATAAGTTTGCCGGCGACTCGAAGTTTCTCTCCATGGGCATTGGCATGGTTTTGTTCGCAACAGGAATAAAGATACTTGCTTCATCTATTGCCGCTTTTGGCTCTATGAGCTGGGAAAGCATAGGAAAAGGGTTGCTGACATTTGCTGGCGCTATGGCGGTTGTTGTGGGCTCAGTAATCTTGATAACTAAATTCGCAGGTAACGCCAAATTTATAGCTGCATCAGTGGGCTTAGTTATATTTTCAGCCGGCATGGCTATACTGGGAAAAGTTTTACAGGGCTTAGGTTCCATGAGCTGGGAAAGCATAGGAAAAGGGTTACTAACGTTTGCAGGTGCAATGGCGGTTGTTGTAGGCTCAGTAATCTTGCTAAACAAATTTGCTGGCTCTGCTGATTTCTTAGCCACGGCAGCGGGCTTAGTTGTATTTTCAGTTGGCTTAAAAGCCATAGCGTCTGTGATTGATAGCTTCTCAGGAATGAGCCTAAAAGAAATAGGAACTGGATTGCTAGCTTTTGCCGGTGCTATGGCTGTAACAGTCGGTTCTTTGGTATTGTTATCCAAACTAGTTCCAGCTCCACAATTATTAATAACCGCAGCAGCGTTAGTCATCGTGTCTATTGCTATAAAAGCCTTAGCTGATTCTATGGCGGTTCTATCTGGTCTTGGAATACAAGGCGTATTAGTCGCTCTACTTGCGTTAGCCGGGGCATTTGTCGTGATCGGAGCCGCAGCTGTTATTATCGGTCCTTTATCGATAGTAATACTGGCTCTTGGCGTAGCGATTGCTGCTTTAGGGCTTGGCATGGCGTTAGCAGCGGCGAGTATTTTTATATTCGTATCAGCTTTAACTGCCTTTATAGCCTTAGGGTCTGGTGCAGGAGCTGCCATCACTGCGATGATCACTGCGATAGCCGCAGGAATACCAGCTTTGCTAGCAGCAGTCGGAGAAGGCATCGTAGCCCTCGTGCAATCGATTGCTATGGCATCTGGTTCTCTGGCATCGGCTGCTTTACTTACTCTTATATCAGTACTCACCGCCATTAGAGACAATATTTACCAAATAACGCAGTTAGCAGCGGATATCATCATAGGCTTTATGGACGGATTATCGTCAAAGCTTCCAGATCTTGTTAACTCAGCAGTTAATCTCATCATAACATTTATCGATTCTCTGAGCACCGCCATAGACGATCACGGGGAAGAATTTCTTGACGCCATATGGAAATTATTTAAATCTTTAGGCAGACTGGGATTTAAAATTATCGGAAAAGGTAAAGAGTTGATCGGTAAGTTATGGGATGGCATTCAGAATCTTCCGCTTGTACAAAATGTAAAAGATTTTGTCGGAGATGCGATAGACGGCATATCTGAAAAAATTAATGATATTTTTGATATAGGCAAAAACCTTATCGAAGGCCTGTGGAACGGAATAAAAGACGCCAAAGATTGGGTGCTTGATAAGGTAAAAGGCGTAGGACAAGACATTCTGGACGGTTTAAGCGGAATTTTTGATGAGCATTCACCCTCGAAAAAAACGGCTGAAATGGGCGAATACCTGATGGAAGGTCTTGGCATAGGAATAGATAATAAAGCTAATTACGCATTGTCTAGCGCTGAAACGTGTGCAAAAGACACAATGAGTATGTTTAACGACGTTCTTTCCAAACCGTTTAAAACTGATTACACGTCAATGAACGAGCTTAAACCGACGCTTGACTTATCTAACGTTCTGTATGGACGGTCCGCGATTGCTACCATGCTGAACGGTCACGCTGTTTCTGTCGACGGAATGAGAACATCGTTAACTGCCGATTTTGCTAAAACACTGCCTGATGTCGATTTCAGCAATGACAAGGTAGTGAGCGCAATACGAGAACTTAGAAGCGATGTACAGGCTTTGTCCGAAAACATGGAAAGCATGCAAATCGTAATGGATACGGGTACAATGGTTGGTGAATTAGCCAAGCCCATGAACAAAGAAATGAGCCGTTTAAACGCATACGCAAGACGGCATAACTAACGCAACAAGGAGGGATAACATGTATTGGATTAAAGGTTTTGATATGACCAAAACTCATTCGCTTACGTTTTTTGACCCAAAAGCTACGGCGTATCCAGCTAAGGAATACGATGTCGACGACAAAGACGAAGTAATGTCCCATCGGTTTTATGGTAAACAAAATACAGCTGAGGATTGGGTTATGGCTCCGTCTAGCCGTCCAGTGGTCGCAGTCCCTCCAGTAAACGAGCACATCATATCGGTTCCTGGAGGAAATGGTGAGCTGGATTTAACAACATCGCTTACTGGTTTTCCAACATACGGTAACCGAACAGGCTCTTTTGAGTTTATCGTAATGAATGACATTCGCCCATGGACGGTCACATACGACATGCTTTTGGGATATATGCAAGGACGCGCTATGCAGATGATTGCATATGACGAACCCAATTACTATTACGAGGGGCGGATGTCGCTCAATGCGATGAAATCAGATCAACACAATTCGCAGATAACTATTGATTATAGCTTTAAACCATTCAAAATGGAAGTAACTCGTAGCGATGAAAACGAATTATGGGATTGCTACGATTTCGAATACGGATGTACTATTGGGGACTTGTTTAATGATATTCCATTACTTCCTCAATATCAGACACAAAAGCAACCGAACCCAGCATCGTCTGTTGCTCCATCTACGGCGTATTCGATTAATTTTTCAAAAATGCCGAAATTAATGCTTACCGACGACGATAAGAAATGGGATACGAATGCAACGACTGCCGAAACCAAAGCGGTTTACGATCGGATAAATAAAAAACTGAACGACACGGTGGATATTCCGTTCGAATTAAGAATGGCTAGAATTGTACTTGGTGCAAAACCTTTGCACATACCCGATTTAAGCATACGGTTTCCAGCCAATTCGCAATCGGGATTCAGTTACAATGCGTTTTGCCAGATTGATAATGCAGAAAATATTTTTCACACAAGAGTGCGAATGATGAAAACAATTGAGAAGTCTTTTGCTAATCCGGACAGTTATATTACGATAGAAACTGATCCAAATGCTATGCTGTCTAATGTAAATGCTTCTTCGGAGTGCATAATTACATTCTGGCATGATTATGACGGAGACGGTACTTACGAGTTAACCGGTCGTCATTTTTCATTGCTGGGATTGAGAAGGGGGTATCTGTAATTGTTTAAAATTTATTTTGTAAATAGTGCATACGAAAAAAATCAGGTTTTAATGTATGACGATACGCGCGATGACGATGACTTAAAACTCGGAAACCCTAAATTGCACATTGAAGTTAACACCGCCGGGACTCTGGACTTTGAATTACCCTCAACTAATGTGGCATATTCTAGGATCATCCCAATGGTCACAGAGTTACATGTAATCAAAGACAACCAGAAAACACATGATAAGCATATTTGGTTTGGGCGTGTCTTAACCATTGATACCGACTTGTACGGAACAAAAACCGTTCATTGCGAAGGTGGCTTGGCGTATCTCAACGATTGCATATATTATGATAAAACCGTAGATATGGGCTCATGGAGTGCACAAAAAACCGTTGGCAGAGCTATGTTTGCTAGATACGAATCGCCTACATTGAATGAAAGCGGTGTTCACGTATACGGAGTATCTCCGCATGAAGCTTCCGCAGTAATCGCAAATATTATGTCTGGAGGATCAAATTATAAAGAAAATCTAAACGTCCCTTTCAAGCATCTTGGCAGAATTGCTAAGTATACCGATCCTGATTCCAATGTTCCAGTATACGCCTGGGTAAACGAACCAGTAGTCCCGTCAGGCGATCAAAATGATGAATATTATTACTTCGACGAAGGTAAACTAAATTCTACAGTGCAAAAACAATGCGGAATTTCGAATCCTAATAACATGACCGCTATCGATTTGATCTCAAGTATGATGAGTAATGCCGGCGGATTGTTCTGGGTTTCCAAGACTCCGAATTATCCGAAACAAACTTTTGGCGGTGCTGATCTTGGTGACCGTGTGTATGTAATGCAACTGCATATGCGTAGATACTATCCGGCATTTAACCCAAGAGAGGGACAGACAATTCAGCTCGGAGAAAATTTAACGGATTTAACCATTACCGATGACGGTACAACGTTTTTCACAGCAGTACATCCTCACGGACAACATGTTGACGGCGGTGAAGATTTCACACTTGATCGAAGAGGCCTTCAAAGCGGAACGACTTATATCAATAAAAGAAATTGGAAAATCGATCCGGAGCATGGTGTAATGTATTGCCCAGAGCTGGTGGAACGGTATGGGATGATTATCCGGGATCTAGACGTCGGTACAAGTAACATTTACGAACAATTAGTCGGAATGGGAATGTCTGAAATTGATAAGATTCCGCTCATCTCTAGAACAGTAGATGGAAGCTGGACATCTGGGGTACGTGAATTAACGGTTAAAGGAATCGACCTTAGCCTTTACAACGTAGACTATTCATCCATCGAATTGACCGACGCAGTACGAGTATTAGCGCCGAGGCATGGAATAGACACGTATCTAAACGCCACTGCCATCGACTATGATTTGCAGAATGTCGAAAACACGGTGTTCACTCTCAACGCGATAAAAACAGCAAACGAAATCACTAATGCTAGTCCTAGTTATGGTTCTAATTCTATTTCGCCATCTAGCGGTTCGTCGTATGTGCATCCGAAACATACAGAACACGATTTGGGTTTGTATAAGTTTTCGAATGATAATTTAGGCCATGTCGATTCGGCAGTTGCTGTTACTAAGAAAGATATTACAGCATTGGGGATTCCTAGCGAAAATACTAAGTATTACGTAAGTAGCTCAAGAAATCCGGATGCTCATGGAGTAACGCTGACAGACAGTCAAAATAAAACCACAATAGCTCCGCTGGAAACGTATAGACGTACACTTCCGTTGAATAGATATTCGGACAATGGGGAATACATTGAAGGACGCGGATATTTGATTTATACTACTGGTTTTCAAATCAAATCAGAGTATAGGCGATTCGATGCGACACATCCATTGAACCTTGAGGGCAGTTATACGCTGACATCAGATGGGGTAGACCATAAATGGAGCGTAAATGGAGATGTAACGGCGAATGGCAACACCGTCATTCTCAATCTGAAAACGGATACCTCAGATTCAGATCTGTCGATTAATGTTTACGCATATGGACATTTCGAAGAAGCCGTAGACGGACATGAATATATATTGTATCACGTTTGGCTTGCCATATACTTGTCGAAAAATTTGACTGGGTTGGTATATACCACTGCTACTCTAAGTAGTATACAATATACCGATTTTGAAGGCTTGTATTTGCAATCTCCTCCCGATTCAGATCATGCTATTGACTATAGTAAACTAGTAAAGCAAACAGAAAGTGCAGCGGGAGATAATGCAAAATATGAGCTGTCGAAAGACGGAAATACTATAACACTCACTGGCTCAGACGGAACCAGTAGCAGTGTGACGGATTCGGATACTAGATATCAGCTAGTCGGATACTATAATCGCATCCTAACGGATGGCCCTGCGGTTGCTTTGGAAGATCCAAACCGTTCTCGCTCGATTGTACACGTTCCTAATGCGTTCGCGTCAATTAAGACAAATATACAGTTTGAAATTGGCAGATATGCGAATATCGGGGATGGTTATAAAGTTATTTTGGATTTGGCTTTTTTCGCGCCTGATAGTTTTGGTTATGGGATGGGAATGGATATATCTGGATATAGAGACTATCCAGTAATTATCAATTCTTATATCACGTTGCACTTCGGCGAATCTAGCGCCAAACGTTTTCTGGTGCAGATAATTACCTCGGCTCGTAGCGATATGACTATTGTTCCGGCACGGGCAATCGTACGCCAACTCGATTCTGATGGTGAATATTCAAATACGAAATGGAAGGTCTTTTTAGGTTATACTGATGATACCGCTCGGAAAGGTTTAGTAACAGCAATCCGTATTTGCCTGCCTAGTGATACATGTAGCGATGTCACTAACATCGAATCAAAGACTTTCACGTACCTTGCTACATCAATACTCGGAGATTATATCGAACGATCTAGAATTGAGATTAACACTTACGACATTGTAACAACTGAGATCGATACCATACTCGAGTTATCATCTCAAAACGCCTCTGACGTCGCATTCACCGGTGACTACAACGACCTATCCAACAAGCCCACAATCCCTGATATTTCCGGTAAACAGGACAAGTCCACGGCTGTAACGCATAGTGCAAATACGGCGGTGGGCTCTGCTACAAAGCCTGTCTATGTTGCAGCGAATGGTGTCGCTACGCCTATATCCCATTCTATCAATTCAGATGTCCCTGCAAACGCGAAGTTCACTGACACTACCTACGGCGATGCCACACAGTCTACTCACGGTCTGATGACTGCGGCGGATAAGAAGAAACTGGACGGTTTAGATGCATCGAGATTTATGAATTTAAACAACAGTGCTATTGTTATATACGGTGCTGGCGGAACGGCACAATGGTACAGATTAGGGACTTTGGTTTCGTCTGGAAATTTTAATACGGCGATTATACGTATCTTATCCGGAGACGGAGCAAATGGACATGCTCGGCAGAATTCGTCTTTTGAGATACATATAAAAGATGCTTGGCAAAGTACAGAAACCATCTCAGCAAAAGCGTGCGGCGTTACTGTGTATCGTATAAACTGTGCTAATGCTGAGGTAAAAGTGATACCGACGGCCCATGATACGTATACTGTCTGGGTATATCTGCCCTGGGGCTACTGGAACGGAGATTATGCCGTTTATGGCAAATACAAATCCTGGACATCTCAGCGGCTGACACAGCCAGATGAACCAGAAGGCACAGGTGCTGACACAGCCTATTACGACCAGGCGTTTCTGACCAGTACAGTAGCTAAAGCCACCGAAGCCACCACCCTCACCGATTCCGGGTGGGTAACCTGCCCCTTGGCTGTCACTGGTAATACGACTTACCCGACCTCTGCCAGCACGATAAGGGTACGCAAATACGGCAAGATGGTGAAACTCGAGGGCTTGGTCAAGTACGCAAAGGCGTTTAACAATGGCCATAATGTAGCGACCATTCCTGACGGATATCGTCCTGAATCACGTATAATACTGATTGGAGTACCATCAGCAGGTTCTGGTACAAAAGTTCTTTTTTATGTCGGCATCAGCGCTGAAGGGGGTATAGATTTCAGCCCAGCTGACAGCGCTGACTCTGCGACGTTTAACCCAGCTATGTCTTACTATTTCCAAGCAACTTATTTTATTGATTAGGAGGTAATTAAAAATGGCAGAACCTATTGGATCTACTCCTGTTTCACTTGAACGGGACATTATATTGATTCGAGAAGCTCGTTTTGGAAGAGACGTTCGTGAAGCAATTGCCGACGCTTTGACCAGGACAAAAGGTTTCGTCGATGATGTGAAAACCGAATACACGACTATTCAGGGTTTATACGAGGGAGTCGTGGAAGATGTAACGGCACTAAAAGGATATGCGCATGACGGATATTCTGGATTCGTGCCCATGACAACCACGACTCCGATTGGCCTTGAAGAAAAATGGCTGGTATATCGGTGGCTTGACGGAACAACCTCATACGATAAAGTAAAAGCTAACCCGTCTTTGGCTGGAACTGATATTCAGATCGGAAATTCAGTTTATACGTACGCACCAGTCAGCACTGAAGACAATGGTCAGATTAAAGTTGGAAGCGGGGCTCTGATTTTTAAGGAACTCGCATACGAAGATGGTACTACGAATAAAAAAGGTCATTATACTCCGTGCGGATATTTTGCGGTTAAGCGCGTAGGGTCTGATCGGTATAGTGGGCTGACTCTGTATGATGAAGAAGAATCCGTCATCGATCCTGACTCAGAAGGAAATATTGAGCAGTGCGCCATTATTTACGACGAAAATTACGGTGTAAACGGTTTCGTCATGAAAGACGGATCAAAACTCAAAACTCTGGATCTGGTAAGTGCCTTAAGCAAAATTACTGAGCTCGAAAACCGAATCTCAGCCCTTGAATCAAAATAAGAAAAGGAGGCATAAACAATGGCAAAGCATTTAATGGAGGTCGGAATTGAGGGTGGATGCCTGTGGGTATTCGCTTGGTCTGAGATTAAGATATTTGGGAAAACGCTCAAATATCATCGCCGTAAAATCCAGATTACAGAGCAGATGTGGCTTCTTTTCCAGGAGTATATCGACCTGTAATTCGTGATATTTACAACGGCTATAATGAGACCATGGAAAGGAGGTCTGTGAAATGGAGATTAAAAAACTTAAAATCTTCAGCAAGAAACAGGATTTGGAGGTGAAAGAATTCCGCGAAGCTCGAAGTGAAGCACTTGAAGATCTGAGATATCATTCGATCGATAGCGACGAATTCAAGCAGGGCGTTGAAAACTTGGAGAAACTCAATAAGGTAGTTTTGGATATCGAGGAATCGAAGAAGAAACAGCCTAAGGAGATTCCTTGGGAATTCATTGCGGCCTGTGTCGGAGGAGCCGTTCAGATTGGTTGCACATTTCTGATTGTATTCGCTGAAAGCGACGGTGTTGTTAACTCCAAAGCAATGCAGTTCTTGAAGATGAGAAAGTAATCTCATAGCAGAAAAGAAATGGTTTAGCGAAAGAGTTCGTGATATTTACACGGGCTCTTTTGTTTTGCCATTTATCGCAATATTTACAACTTCTATAATGAAGCGGAAACGCTATCAAATATTTTTTTGGAGGTTTTAACATGAGGGTATATTTTGTTGACGGAGAACTGGTTAGAGAATTTGACTCTAAAGGAGAACGGATAAAGTATAACGCCAAAGAAGCATTCAGAAAAACAGGAGAGTGGGCTAAGGAACATAAAAAAAGAAGTCGCGGCTATCACGACAGCTGTTGCAATTGCTGGGGTTAAGATTGTCGGTACAAAAATGTATCGGAAGCTTAATCCGACAAGTGCACAGATTGAACGAGATAGAATTGACCATACTTATTATGATCCGTCTAGCGGACTGCACTGGGATCTGAAACGGCGTTTAACTAATCTTGAGCGAAGTAGAGTCGATGAAGCCAGACGAAACGGAACACCAGTATATGACATCTTAAAAGCTATGAAGGTTTTGAAGAAATAAACCGCTTACGACTGAGGCATCGTGATATTTACACGGTGTCTTGGTTTTCGCTAAAAATACAACGGCTATAATGAGAGATTGAAGTGGGAGTACCCACAGAATAGGACTAATCGTAGACCGCCCGTTTCGGCGGGAGACACCAGTTGAAAGCTGGTAAAACAATCCCTCTTATTTTTGCCCTCGCGGAATGGACAAGGGGTATAATGAGAGGAAACTCTAATTATATCATTTGGAGGTTTTATTATGTTCGAAACAGCAACACGAAGAAAGCAGATTAAATGGCAGTTTAACTATTGGCTTAGAGAAGCAAAAGACCCTGAAGAGGCAAGACGCTATGCTGAGGCAATGGGAAGAACTGGCGGATGCGGAATCGTTCTAAAGCGGAGAATGGAAAAAGAAATCGCAAAATTAAACGAAGAGTAGACAAAAATAAGAGACTAAGCTTAAAAATGCAAGGTCTCTTATTTTTCGCGAAAGTTACAATCCCTCTAATGAGGAGGTGAGACACAATGAGTTTAGGCAACGTTAAATGCATCGTTGGCATTATTGGAGGTGCAGTTTCAGCAATTGCTGGTTCGCTTCAGGTTGTGAAGCTTACTAAAGAGATACTGAAAGACACCGAAAAGAAAGACAACGAAAAAGTTGTAGAGACTTCAGCAGAAATCATCGATTAATAAGAAAGGGACTTTGTAGACAAAGGTTTACAAGGTCTCTTTCTTTTTGTATTTTTTAATTCGCGAAATGTACAACACCTATAATGAAGAGGTACAGGCGAACTTCGAGATCCTGTATGAAAAATGATACGATGAAGGCAATCATTGCAGAATAACGAGAGACGGATGGGATTTTGTAAAGCCCAGAAACCATAGAAGACTTACTTTTGGAATCGATCATCGATGAGGGTGTAAGCGTCTAAGCGTATCATCTTCTTTAAAAGAGATTGGTAGCATAACTAGTTCAATGCACTCGTTAAACGAGAGAAAGCCGACTAAGACTCGGTGCAATCCCTATTATTTTTTCGCGAATAATACAATTCCTATAACGAAGAGGAAACTCTATCTATATCATTTGGAGGTTTTATTATGTTTGAAAACACGTATGCAAGAGGAAATAAGTACTCGCACAAACATCTTATGGAGAAGCTCTGCGGCATTGCGGAAACGAGCAAGAAACTGATGGACATGACGGATTCGATGAATCTGGCACCGTCGGACATCGATGGCACGAAAGACTTTATTGCTGAGCAGATCATGAAGCTTATTGTGGATACATCTGAAGCAGAAATGATTTTCGACGAGATCAACACTATTGTGATTGATTGAGATTGACTCTAGCGGAGGCTTTGTAGACAAATGTTTACAAAGTCTCTTGCTTTTTTATATTTTTTGGAGGTATGCAAATGTCTGAATGGAAATCGCAGTTAAAAGAGCTAATAGAGAGACGTCAGCGACAAATTCTAGTCCATAGCATAATTTATTACAAGTACGATCAAAACATTATAAGTGACTATACTTGGAGCAAATGGGCAAAAGAACTATACGAGATGCAAAAAGCAAACCCTGAGATAGCTAAGGATATCGTGCTTTATGACATATTCAAAGATTTCGATTACTCAACCGGATCTAATCTTCCTCTAGACGATCCATGGGGGAACGATGTGGCATCATATTTAATGAAATGCCAAGGACTCGTGTAAAATACAAGTACTATAATGGACAGATATCCGAATGAAAATTAGGAGGTATTTAATAATGAAAGTTGGTTTAATTATGATCAGGAACGCTAAATGGAAGGACCTGAAAGACATTAAAAAGACAATATCTAAACTGAAGTTACTAGACTTGGTAGCAACAGAAATCGATGGCGTTTTTACAATAATGTTTTTCGTATCCGCAGTTCGAGGCGATTTCAATCTGATCTCTGGATCACTTGAATTGAGTTATGACACAAAATCGATATTCGATATCTAACGGAATCGAAAGAGTTCGTAGCATTTTGCACGGGCTCTTTTTGTTTTTTTATATTTAGGAAGTGTTTGGGCATAATAAACGCTTTTTGACTGAAACTCGCAAAAATTACAACGCCTATAATGAAGAGGAAAGGATAGCTCAATGGTAGAGCATCAGACTTCGGTCTGAAGACACTGGTTCAAATCCAGTACCGCTCCTCTTCTTTTTTTTATCATTATATTAATCATGGAGGTATTTAGACATGAAAACATTCGAATTTATTAAACCGGTGACTAAGTTCGCCAAGAGCCATTCAAACGTGATTCTGACTGTGGCTGGCAGCGCAGGTATTGTTGCTACTACTCTCAGTGCCATAAAGGACACAAAGAAGCATGAGCTGAACATCGCAGATGCTGAGTATGAATGGTCCAAGAGAGACACGGACGAGCCTCTGCCGAAGAAAGAGAGATTTGTAGTGGCTTTGAAATCCTACTGGCCGACGATCATTCTTGGAGCGGCAACAGTTACATGCTTTGTGGCAAACGGCGTGATATCTGAAAAGAAGATCGCCGGATTGGGGACCGCGTACAATGTTGCAGTCACCAGCTTCAATGAATACAAGAAGTCAGTAGGCAAGAGACTCAAAGAGACTGATATTTCAGAAATGAAGAAAGAAGAGTCTCAACCCGAGGTCGTTGCACAGACTAGCGATCCAGTGGAAAAAGAGCAGAAGATCATCCGAACAGGAAAGGGCGAAACGTTATTCAAGGAACCGATCTCTGGACAGATGTTTTATTCTAGTCCGGAAGAGGTAAGAGATGTTATCAACACGCTGAATGCTGATATTTCTCAGGGAGCGGCACAAACACTTAACGATTTGCTTGACGGACTTGGTATCCAGACATCGTCCCTCGGCGATGATTTCATGTGGGACGTAATGGAGACTGGCAATATCGCTATTACGTTTGATTCCGGAGTTTATATGGGACGCGAGCCTTATATTCTACTGGATCACAGAAACATGCCGATGTATATGGCACCCGCTTTTCGCTAAAAATACAATTCCTATAATGAAGGCGAATAGTCTTAAATTATATTTTGGAGGAATTTAACATGACAACGGTAAACATTAAGCTGGATCGGAAGAAGAAGTACAGAAACGCATTTTATATGATGTCAATTGAAAGAGCGATTATTGCAACGCTCGTCGTTGGCGATTATTTTAATATGCAGATTCTCGACGACGAAATCGAGATCGTCAGCGATAATGAAGTACTCATTGGTATGTTGTATGGACTTTTGAAAGAAGCGGAAGACGAAAACGACTAAAGACTTTGAGGTCTTGTGAGATTTATATTCTTGCAAGGCCTCTGGGTTTTTAAGGAGGTGATTATATGAAGATTATTGTGTATGCATTAATGGCCGTTTTGCTTGTTACATTATTTGCTATCCTTTTAATCATAACGCGTGGGTTGATTAAGATAGCTTGCCTGATAGCATTGATATTCGTAGCAGCTGTCATATTACACGAGATTAATAAATAGAAAGGAGGAAAACAAATGAGTCAAAACGAAGACTATGCGTATATGACTGAAATGATCCGTCGCATAAATCAGGACGTTGATATTCTAAGATTAAAAATGGTAACCATGAGCGACTACATGGGCGATAATATTCATCGAGATGAAGTCAAAGAAATTTCGCGCTCATTGGCAACGGCATCTCAGATTTGCAGAGGTGTTTACATCGATCTAATCAGACTCGAAATGGAAGATAGGGAGGACTTTTTAAATGGCAACAGTGAACAAGGATAATTTTCAGAAGAAGACGACAGCAAAGAAAGAGAGAGCAAAGCTTTCTTCGGTAGTTACAACTGGAAAGGTGGAGGCAAAGAAGCCATCCATTAAGTCTAAACTGGCGGATGTATTTCTGTCGGAGGAGAGAGGAAATGTAGGTCAGTATTTGATATTTGACGTTCTGATCCCGGCTATTAAAGATACTGTCTGCAATCTTGGTCATGCGGCATTAGACAGATCGTTTTACGGCGGGAGTAGAAGATATACGAATCAGTCGCAGAGCGGATCTACTTATAATTATGGCTCATGCTACAAGCCTAATTACACATACTCTCTGCGGAATCAGCCTAGTGATCGTTATGCGCATATCAACCATGAGGGCGTATTCAGATTTGATAATATCGAATTCGGAATGCGGGCTGAAGCTCAGGAAGTACTTGACTGCTTGATTATGCGTATCGTAGATAGCGATTATGCTACAGTAGCTGACTTGTATGACCTGATTGGAAGAACCGCAGACTTCACAATGGAGCGCTGGGGATGGTACAATCTTGATACCGCATATGTGACAAACGTACGAGGCGGATTTGTAATTCGTCTGCCTAAGCCGCAGCCGATTAAGTAAATTATATTTTGGAGGTATATCAATATGAAGATTGAAAGAACAAAGATTTGGGTGTTTGACCAGATGATAGCCGAGATTGACACACTCGGTTGTACCGCATCAAAATTGGTGAGTGAGCTTTATGCGAATGGCGTGGATGTCGATTTGGACAACGCGTACGATTGGATGCTTAAAGTGGCAGAACTGAGACGTGCAATGAAAGCCGTCAAAAATACATTTTACAAAAATGATATATGCGGACTGATCGATGCGGTGAATAATAAGGAGAACGACCATCATGACATTCTATACAACAAAATCTAGTCCAAAATACGAATTAATGACTTGCTATAAGTAATATTCGCTAAAAATACAATCGCTATAATGGAGACCTAGAGTCTTACACTTTTTATGGAGGTTTTGATTATGGAGATCAAAAACACTGTGAGAACTAAGCTGGTAAAGGCGAAGGACAAGGCTGTAGCATTTGCTGCAGTAGCTGCACCGTACATTGCTTTTGGGGTCGCTTGTGGCGCCATTACGTATACTACGGCGTTCGCTACCTATGCTATTGGTTACAATCAAGGAGCTATTAACGGGGCCGATGCTGGTAAACATGCAGTGATTGAGATCATCAGTGATCTTGCAAAAAACGTAGGAACTAAGTAACTAACGGCGGAGGCTTTGTAGACAAATGTTTACAAGGTCTCTTGCTTTTTATGGTTTTTGGAGGTATCATTATGAAAGACGTGAATCAATACAAAAACGAGATGGTGGCTCGATTCAGTGCAGAAGTCATGCAAAAACTGCCAGAGTTGATCTGTAAAAAGATGGATCAGTTCGAGATAGCGTACGACGACAAAATCGCTGAAGCTATGATCGATATGTATACCGAAGGATTAACCGAAGGCTTGTCGCGCGCAACACAGGTAATGCAAAGTGCAATGATGTATAAAGCGACTAAAAAATATTGGAGGAAAGCACTAATGAATGATATTCGAGAATTAACGGACCCGATTGCTAAGAAAAATGGCAAGGAAGTGATTTCGGTAGTGGCCATCGAGGAATGCTCTGAGCTGCAAAAAGAGATCACTAAAATGATGCGTGAACGAGGAAACAAAATGAATCTGCTGGAAGAAATGTCGGACGTTTACATTTGTCTGGCAGAGCTGAGACAGTGTTATGGAATTACCGATCACGATCTAAAAGTAATGATTATGAGAAAGATCACCAGAACGTATGCACGTAAAAGTATTTTATCTGGCACAAAGGAGGAAAACAATGAAAATGTATGACGAACGCTTAGTCGATATCGAAGCGATCGGAAAACTTATCAAAGAAAGACGCATAGCATGGGGCATTACCCAGACAGACTTAGCGTTCGAAGCCAATATTTCGCAACCAACACTTTCGGAAATAGAGCGTGGACAGATGCCGAACGTATCGTTTGAAGCTTTGATGCGAATTGCGTTTGCTTTGAATTTCGACATTTCTGACATTTGTATTGTTAAATTTCAACCTAATAAATGGTGGAGGGACAGAGCATGAGAGTAGAAAACCAATCTTTTTCAATCATGAATTATATTTCAAAAGACGGAAGAGACGAGCTGAGACTTATTGAACGTGCTGGGCGAATTTGCTATGGAAGTTCTATGAGTTCTTCTTTTGACGGGACCAAACAGTTTGTGAAAGGGCTGATCAGCAGAGGTCATGAGTCTGTTTTGGAGCATTCGCTGCTTGTCGTTAAACTGAATACAAACCGGGCAATCGCCAACGAGCTTGTTCGGCATCGTCATGCTGGATATTCTCAGGAATCTACTCGTTATGCAAATTATACAAAGGAACGTTTTGGAGCTGAGATTACTGTGATCGATAATCCTTATCTAGACTCTGTAGCGCATGGCGAATGGGTTCGAGCAATGGAAACGTGCGAAGAGACTTACCATCGAATGATCATGGAAGACGGGTATAAAGCCGAGGACGCTAGAGGCGTATTACCGCTTGATCTTAAGACCACTCTCGTCATGTCTGCGAACTATCGTGAATGGAGACATATATTCAAACTTCGTACAGACAAAGCGGCTCATCCGCAAATGAGAGATCTGATGATTGCTCTGTTGTTCAAGCTTAAGGGACGCATTCCTGTAGTGTTTGATGACCTGGGGGTGGAACTGTGAAATACGAGATAATGTTGGCAATTTTCTTTGCCGTGATCGCGTTTATCGTTGTAAATACTTTATTGTCGTGAGGTGACGAGTATACAAATTGTTAAATGCGTGATGGTTTCGCTGTGACTATTAGTTAGTATAATAGCACTTAGTCTCTTCTTGGTGATCAGCTGGTTCTCAGGAAGAAGAGTATTAAGAATTACGTCGATTATATTCTCGACTATATGCTTTGCAGTGTGTATGGTGACTGGAATTCGGTTGTTGATGTAAGGGGGTGATAAGATGCTAACCATAGTATCCGTTATATTTATAGCTTTGCAAGTTTTGATTGTTGACTGGCTGTATAATCACCATGATTGCTTGGAACCTTTGAAATTTAAGAATCAGGGCATAGCCATGTTGATTTGTTTAACATACCTATACACCATAATCATAACTGAATGGAGGCTAGAATGGCTGTTTTGAACATCATTACTGTAATGGCTCTCGGATTGCTAATAATGAGGTCCAACCACTGGGAGATCGAAGAATCGGAGGTAGATGAATGATGACTGAAGTTTGTGATATTTGCAACAATACTGATGAGACTATCCGGTATATCAAGGACGGACACGAATATAACTTGTGCAGAAAATGCATGCGACTGGTTCTGGTACAATTGGGCATATCCAAATTATTTCGCAGCACTGTTGCGTTTAATAAAGAATGCTTGGAGGACTGCGAAAGATACATGCGAGGTGAGGAACGTTGAAGACAGTAATCTGTGATATTTGCAGAAAACGAGAAGCGGAGCGTTGCTTCAAAATCAAATATAAAGTAATGTTCTGGCATCGTATCGATATTTGTAAAACATGCTACGAGGCGTTTATTGACCTGAGGAAAGGAGCAAACAAATGAATGCTTTTATAAAGAAAAACGCAATGGTTATTACCCCGGACGAGTATGTAAGGGCGACTAACGATATTTACAAAACTGCTCTTGTGGACGGGGTGCGGCAGGGTATAGCTGCTTGTTTACTCTGCTTGAATATGCACTACGACTGGAAAGAGAAGCGTCTTTCTAGGTTTGCTGGTGGAGTGCAAGATATTCTCAAACTACCTAGCGTACTTGGTAAAGACGTTGACGGGAATACTGTTGCCGAATATTTGAGAAATGAGTTCGGCATTGATATCGATGAACTTGAAATGGAGGTAAAACTATGACTAAACTTATCGTTGTATCTGTGGCTTTTCTTATTTCCCTGATCCTGATTTCTTTAAACTACGTTGCGCATGTGAGACGTGATGTTAACGGAGATTTCCGGGATAAAGACGTACAAGTTTTTACTAAAATGATCATCGGTAATGTATGCTTGGCTGGTTTCATTACAGGCTTGATTGTGTCGGATATTATGATTGGATAGGAGGAAACTGTATGGATTGCAAAATGTGCGATATTTGTGGGACCATTTTTAATCGAGAACGAAGTATTGTATTCTTTGACGGTTTGAACTCAGTGGGTAGCTATGATATTTGCAATTGGTGTGCTTCAAAACTGATTAACTACCTGTGTAAAGAATCGCATGTGAAAGGAGAGGAGAAAACGACAAATAGACTCATCGAAATGCGCGAAAAAATGGAGGTAAATAAAGATGAAACGTGAATTTATTGAGGATAAAGAATATTCTCATAAGGTTGACGAGCTTCGCTTGAATCGGGTGAAGACGTCATTTTACAAATATGGGCCGGCCAAAATCAATTTCGGCGATCGCCTGGTCAATGCACTTGAATCTCACGACTTGTGCATTGAGAAATACAAGAAAAATAAGAACACAGAATACCTGTTGGACGCCATGAACTATCTGATGTTCGAGTACATGTATCCGCAAGAGGACGGAGCTTTTTTCAAGGCAACAGACAGCGGAGAATCTGCTGGTATCTCTGGAATGTCTTATAACGAAATGAAGGAGAAATACTGATGGCGTATGATAAAAAATGCTGGACTTATATTGTTCTAAAGCGTAGGCCAATCGATGATCTTAAGAGAATCAGCTATACTTGCGAGCAATATGAAGTCGAAACCAGCTGTGATTTTACGGAAATGTTTATCTCTTATTCTAAGATAGACAGAGCCGAGTATGTGTATTTTGGAATCTATGCCTCGGAACAGCAGTTTTGGGATTTCTATGATATTCTTAAAAAAAGTGGTTATAAGATCGTTGGCTGGTACGATGTGTGGACAAACGTGCGAAAAAAGAAGAGGAGGATCTTCTTATGAAAACTGAAGATTATTATCTGAAACGCCTGATCGCCATTCACAACAAATACGAAGACGATATAGAGTTGAATCACGTTTATAGTGATGAACTGCTCATTGATATTCTTCGTGACTTGGGGTGGGATAAGCTAGCCGGCGAATACGATAGCACATATAAATGGTATGCGTAAATCGCGAAAAATACAAACGCTATAATGGAGACCTAAGAGTCTACTAAATTATATTTTGGAGGAAACTACTATGAAAGAGCATGAAAAGGTTGTAGAAACTACTGCTGAGGAAGTAAAGGAGGAAACTACTGTGGAAAAGAAGAAGTTTAATTTCAAGAAGATTGGCATCATTGTTGGTGCGGTTGTGGCTACTGCTGCAGCTGTCATTGGCGGCGTTGCTGTCAGGAAGAAAATGAACGGGAGCGATTCCGATGAGGATTTCTTCTTGGCTGAGCCGGAAGATGACTACATCTCTACCGAAGCATCAGTAGAGACTGAAACTACGGAAGACTAAAGGACTAAAGGCGGAGGCTTTGTAGACAAATGTTTACAAGGTCTCTTGCTTTTTATATTTTTAGAGGTGTACAAATGATTACTTTTTTCAATTCAGACGAGACAGAATATGTTGTCATCGACGAGTTTCATACTAACGTTACGGGGCCGCATAATACAAAAATTAGCGTAAAAGTGTTCGAAACAGTTAACGATGTTTTTGCAACTGATGTCAGCATAGATTTCAAATTCTTCCTCGTGGATGATGGGAGTTATAAATGGGCTGAGATCACTAAAAGCGAGTTCATTGCTCTGAGGATATTAAAAAGGGTCGGCGATCGAAAAATATCAGTTATCGAGTATAAACCAGAATGGAGCCTTATCACGGTGACAGGAGACGACGGGTTTACGATCACTGACAAGATCTGTGATGACGACATTGACGATTTCCTAAAAGTCGTGGATGCTATGGACGAGATCAGGAACGGAGACTTTTATACACGAATTAAGGAGGCAAAACATGAATAACGAATATAAACCAGTTCTGATCTGTAACGGTGACGAAAAGCATCTCCGAGAAGATGGAGAATTGACTTGCGGAGGATGCGGATATATTTTTGACTCAAAATCGACTGAGCATTTTTTCAACAGTATAGAAATAAAACCAGACTGCATAAGCGGAGAAACGAAGGTGTATTCGACACCCTTGTGCTGTGAACGTTGTGGCCGAGAGTTTGAAAAGGTACACTTTAGCGAACTAGGCGAAACGTTAATTATTGTCCCGAGATCCAAATTTAAAAAACGCTATGTTACTCATTATGGTGAACTTATTTTGCCAGAAGAGCATAGCTATGCCGAGCTTGTACCGTCTTTGGATCCGAGCAGAAGAATAAAGATGGCGTATACGGACTCAATTGCTTACATGCTGTATTCTTCAGGCATTAAAGCAGATAAACTGAAGATGCTAATTGACCGCTACGAATGTATACTATATAACGGTGGAACTATCATTGATGCCTCATTATACGAAGACATTAACCGTGTATCAAGAAATGCAATTTGTCATTATGCAAATCATTTCGACAAGATAGTGACTGCTATGGACGAAATGAAAAAAGGGGATTTTATCTTAGGAGATTTTGTCTTTATGGGAAGTGATTGAGATGAACAAATTAGGACCAGAATTAACGGTAACGGTGACGTCATCTGAAAATGCATCCAGATATTTTTCGAAAGTGGTTAAGGATCCTTTCATTGTTCCACTTTTTGAGATATTACGCGAACCGATCCGTTTAAGTATCCAGGCCGAGGACGAATTCGTATTTACGATTAATACCATATGGGGTGAAGATTTTACAGCAACTGCAATGCATTTTGATGTCCATAATCACCGCAATCATTACGTTGTCCTGGGCGGGGATATGGAAACGACAAAGGAAATATCGCCTATAGAGTTTAAAGCCTTATGCATGCTTACAAAAGATATGAAACCTCCGTGCACATTAAATTACGATGCCTTAAAGCAAACTGCCATATACAAAAGCTATGGACATACCGAGTCTGCACATATTTACAGCTTGAAGGATTTCAGTAAATTATGCAGTTGCATTGACTCTATTCTGTCAGGAAAGATGGCTGAAAAATTAAAAAATAAATGCTGTGAAGGAGATATTTTATCATGAATGAAACTATTAACAAATACGACAATCCAATTCTGATCTGTATTGGGAGTCATAAGGACTTCCATGACGACGGTGAACTGTTTTGCGGAGGATGCGGATACCAGTATTCTCCAGACGAAGCAGAGGCTATGTTTAAGGACGTAAAAATAAAGGTGGCGGATACTTGCGGAATGGAGGTGCGCACCAAGCCGTTGCGTTGTATTAGATGCTGTCGCCTGTATGAGTCTGTATATTTTAGCGAGCTGGGCGAGGTTTGTAAAATAGTTCCGCTTAATCTATTTAAAAAACGGTATGTAACTAAGCATGGGGAGCTGATCTTGCTAGAGAAGCGTGAGCTACCCCTATTCATTCCAAGCCGGGAGTTCGTCAAACAGCACCGAATGTCATACGACGATGCGATTGCGTATATGTTATATTCTTTGATACACCCCTTAGGTTATACGTCTAGTGATATAACACTTCATGTCTCATCAGATGATTGTGAAATGTATTGCGCCGGTGCACTAGTCAGTCATTTTCTTCGTGAAGATATTTCAAATATCTCGAAGGAATCTTTTCGTTGTCATCTTGGCGAATTCGATAGGATTCTGGAAATTATGCGTGATATGGAAACGAGTATTTTCTTTTCGGCAGGAGGTTACGAAAATGATTGATAAGAGTAAACTACACGTGTCTAAACAATACTACAGGAACGGAGAAATCCTCTATTTACTGAATAGTAATTATATGTTACTACGGGTGTCTGGGAGGATGCCTTTCCCTTACATGCTATACGGACTTGATAAATGTTGTATTGGCACGTACGCCATTATAGATGCGGAAACCGGACGTGTAGTATGCACTCGTGAAATCCTCGACTATGATTTGAAAGTGCTGGGTTACAAAGCAGAGAACACTTTGTCCGGGGACCTCGCCGGCATATTACACTACAACGGAGGAGCTCGTTTAACTGAGTACATGAACAGAATCCGTCGCCGGCGACTTAATCCTCGCTAAAATTACAACTCCGATAATGAAGGCGAAGAGTCTTACATTATATTTTGGAGGAAAGTACTATGAAAATGGTTACGAAAAGATTCTATTCCAATGCTGAGAGAGTTGAACAATTATCGTCAGAAGCCGCTAAGAAAATGGAACGTGGAACTACAATGAAAGTTCGTATCCGTCGTGACGGCAGAACGAGATTAAAAACGAACTCACCTGCGGTATTAGAAGTATTTCAAACTAAATTATTTGACTTTATTGACAAAAAGATAGACGAAAACGACTAAAGACTTCGAGGTCTTGTGGGATTTATATTCTTGCAAGGCCTCTGAGTTTTTGAGGGAGGAATAATTTATGGGTAGTATGTCAGAGTGGGCAAGAAGAGAAGTTAAGATTGCCTGTGAGAGAGAAAATCCAAATAGGAAAGGTGATGAATTTGATTATGGATGCGCCTGTTACGAGAGCGCTTTAAAAGCTTTCGAAAGTTTGTGCGAAGACGGTCATTCTGGTTTCAGTATTAAGATGACACAGGCTATACTGAATCGTCTTTTGGACGGACAACCGTTAACACCAATCGAAGACACCGATGATGTGTGGGCTTTATGCACAGATTCTAAAGACGATTCAGACGTGTACCAGTGCAAACGAATGAGTTCATTATTTAAAGACGTATATTCCGATGGAACTGTTAAATACAACGACGTCGATCGTATACGTTGTGTTGACATTCACAATCCTAACAGCACGTATTCTTTTGGACTGGTTACGAAAATCCTTGACGAGATGTTTCCTATCGCAATGCCATATATGCCGGGAAAGTCGATCAAAGTTTATTGCGAGGAGTTTTTAACAGATGAAAAGAACGGCGATTTTGATACGGTTGGTGTGTTCTATGCGTTGAAAACTGAGAACGGCAAGCAGAAGAAAATCGAAATCAACAGATTCTTTAAAGAATCGAAATATTGCGAAACGGGCTGGATCGAAATAACCAGAAGAGAATATTCTGAACGAAAAAACAATTTTAAAACTTATATTTCTGAGGAGGAATAATTTATGAATTTCAAAGCATTATTTAAGGTAGTAGGAGAGATCATTAAGGATCATGCTCCGGAGATTTGTGCTGTTGCAGGCACTGGACTGATGATCGGTGGTGCTGTATTGGCCGCTAAGGGAACTCTCGCAATCGACGAGGTTCTGGACGAGCATAAAGAAAATATGGAAAAGATCAACAAGGGCGTTGAGGATGACCTGGTAAGCAAGGATGGCGTTCATTATCGTGATCTGGCTACACAAGATAAGGCTCTGACTTGGAAGAAGACTATTCTGGGCTTTACAAAGGCTTATGGCCCGGCTTTGGCATGTGAAGTCGGTGGTGCTTTGTTGGTATTCAGCGGCTTTAAATGCCTGAGAAAGAGAAACATCGCTCTGGCTGGTGCTCTGACATCTGTTACAGAGGCGTTTAACAAGTATCGCTCTCGGGTTATTGCTGAAGAGGGTAAGCTGGCTGATATTTACTACAGAACTGGTAAGAAGGCAAACGAGGAAAAGACTGACTGTTACACATCTGAAAATGGTGATAAGGTTGTACCGGTGATGGATGATGACTGTGATCCTAACGAGTTTGGTGTATATTCTTATTGCTTCGACGAGGCGAACAGTCCTAAAAACTTCAGTAAGAAGCGATCTGATAACCTGTTCTTTGTTACCTGCCAAGAGAAATGGTGTAATGCACAGCTGGAAGAGTATGGATATTTGTTCCTGAATGAAGCTCTTCGTGCACTTGGCTTGCCTGAGGTCGAGATCGGACAGGATGTGGGTTGGATTTTCGACAAGAATAACGACTACAAGATCGACTTTGGCATTGCTGAATTTATCAAGGAACATGCTGAGCACTTGGATGACGAAAACGATTCTGCATTCTGGCTTGAGATGAACTGTGACGGCTATATTCGTGACAAGATTTGGAAGGCGAGTCGTGAAGCGAGAAAGGCTGGTAAGAAGTAATGTTCGGGTATATGATGCACACTTCCGATGAGGTTATCGAAAACATGCTGACTCACAAAGTCGTGAAGGGCAGAGTTCCTGAAGCAGATCCTACTCGTGCACATTTGGAGCTGAATATTGAACCCAATGTAAAGGGTGACGATATGGACCAGTTATACGATGAGCTAATAAAAGAGACAAAAGAGATGAGACCTGTCAATAACAAAAACAATGACATAGACATGGACTTACTGTGCGGATATTTGATAAAGGAGGCAAGTAAAGATGAAACCTGAGTATTATATTTTGGAGGTATGATTGATATGTATAAGATCTATGAATTTTATAAAGAACCATGCGATGATAAATCGGAATGTTTAGTGGCTGATATAAAAACCGAAGAATTGGCCTATAAATGTATGCTTGGTTGCTTTACTACACGCAATAATTCCGGTAAGAAGTATTACAGCTTTGCCGATGATGCGGTTCATGCTGATATTATCCGTGCAAAACTATGGTATAATATAGACAGGTCTAAAACGGGGTTCGTTTTATATACGGTATACGCATTTAATAAAACCGGCGAGACCACTCATGTATATCCGATGCGTGTCTTCACTGAATATCGTGATGCTTTAGACGAAGCTCTGAAATTTGGCTCATTTTGTAATGACTGGATATTCTTGGTTGATACCAGCATAGATGATGCACGTATAAACTACACAATTCATCATTGCGATACTGGCGACATGGGCAAAGAGGAGGAAGGAGGAAGAATGATGAAACCTGAGTATTATATTTATTCTTGGCAAGCTGGAGCATTCAGATCTGGCGAACTCAGTAGGAGCCTAAAAGGATATACCTGTCGAAAAACAGCTGAGAGAATCGCTAAGTTTCGTTTCGATGGGATGCATGACCGGATTCGGTACTGTGTTGCCCTTACTGACGACGAGGCGTTCGTTAAGATGACACGACAGAATATGCCGAATACGTATTATGATACTGACGATGCTGAAAAGTGTCATAAATGCAGACGACTTTTCCGTGTGAGATATGGTATGTTTGGAGACTACCCTTGTGATTCTTGCATAACTAACTATTACGACACTGAAGAAAATGCATATGTTACGAATCATTGTGTTATAAGTGAATGGAGGAATCCGAGTGAAAAGAAAGGATGAAATGATATGCTAGGCTTTGAAATCATCGGAACTATGCGTAGCGATTGCTTTGGAACACGCGATATTACTACATATATTACCATGGATCATCCTTATACGGTTAAAGAATTTGTCAACGATGTGCTTCGTCAGTTTCCTAACCATTGGGGTTATATTCAGTTGTATAAACGAGGAGAAATCTGGGGAGATAATATCGTGAAATGCAAATATGAGAACGGTCATCTAAAAACATCACTTCCAGAAAAATACATGAAACGAGAAGTGTATAAGGCTGAAGTGACGAATGGCGTTCCATCAATGGATATTACACTAACTCTACAGACTAAAGGTTATGAAAGTTGGAACGTGGTAAGAGAAATGGAGGAATCCGAGTGAAAAAGATATTTAATCAGGTGAGTAGAGTCGGTTTATTTATCGCCGGTTCTTCACTTATTCTTGGTACCCTATTTGGCAAGAATGTGGCTAAGAAGTTCGCTGGACTGGCTTCTGGCCTAGCTTTATTAGCTTGGGGGTGCTAAAAGTGTGGACTAAACGAAGAATTTTGGTTGCTATCATCCTCTCTGCTATGGCGAGCGGTTATATTTCGTACTTGAGCTATAAGGGTGCGTTTGACTCTGTTCGACTAGATAACGTTATTGGAAATGCTCTGGACGGTGCAATGAAAGAAGTTGGAGGTACATTAAGATGAACATGACAGCTATTTATTCCTTTATTGGAGGTGTTGTGGTTGGTGGATTGGTGTCACTTTTTGTGGCTGATAAGATCCTGAGAGCCGACTACGACAAGAAATGCGAGGAGGAGCAGGCCGCAATCAAGCGATATTACGAAACTAAGGCTGATATTTCTGCTAAAAAAGAGGAAGAAGAGGCTAAAACAGAGCCATTTATGGATATTTTGACGGTCGAAAAGCCTGAAGAACCGAAAATCTCTGGCAAAACACAGTATTCGAGCTACGCAACCAAGCCGATCGACACTGATAGCCAGGAATTTAAGGATCTGATGAAAGAAGTTGACGGATATTCTTCGGAATCTTATCGAGAAGCGCGGCTAAATGCTGAACTTGGGCCGTTTGTACTGCCGGAAAAGGACTTCAGAGCAGGAAATTATCCGGTTGACTATGGCGAAGAGAGCCTTACGTACTATGACGAAGAGAATGCACTGTATAATGCGGACGGAGAACAGCTTTATGACAGCTATGACTTGGTCGGACACTGCCTTGATGACTTCTGTGAGCCAGACGAAGAGGGAAAATTGCCATCAGAAATGTTCGTTCAGAACGATCGAGAACGAATGATTTATATTTTGACCAGAGAGTGAGGCTGAATGGGTATTTTTAATTGTTGCGAATGCGGTAAATTAGTGAAAGATGGCGTAAGCGGCGCACAATTGAGCTTATGTCTTGGGTCTGTGAGGCTCGCTCACAAGAATTATTGCTATTATTGCAGTAAAAAAGTGTTAAAACAGATGGTCAACGCCATGTAAAGATGCCTAAAACGCCTCACGAGAGCAGAAGATCTTCTAAAACCTAGGTTTGTTAGTGACGAAAAAGGCTTTATTATTGCGCTATTTTGCGAAAAATGCAGAAAAATATTCGATGAAAGGAGCGAAAAAGCGAATAATGACATATTCGGGATGGTTAATAAGTGAAATTCATGGCGAAGAATACACATTTTTGCTGAAGAAGCTGTCGGAAATCGACTTTTATTGGTCTGATCGTATTCCAATTGACGAAAATCGGGCTAAAGATGGGCTTGCATTGCGCGATGGGTACGATATTTTAGCAGTTTCAGAGGGTTGGGAGGACCGAAAATCGGGATATTCTGACGAAAATCGGATTGAAAAACCGTGTTCTGTGCTCGAAATGATGATTGCAATGGCCCAAAGAATTGAAAATGATACCATGTCAGACGGCATTATGGACCGTTCTGTCGAGTGGTTTTGGGTCATGATTGGCAATTTAAACCTTGATTTTTTGACGGATAGGGCCATGTCTTATGACGGAATGTGCTATGCTGAAATGGTGATTTTGAGGTGGTTAGACCGTCAATTTGGGCCTGATGGAAGGGGTTCTCCGTACCCAACGAGGCGTTTTGGACGGCAGTATGAGGACCTCAGAAACACTGATATTTACACCAGTTTTCAGTGGTATTTGAACGAAAATTGGGGTGATTTATCTGAGTGAAAACGGGCTAAAAGTGTGACAAAAAGTGTGACAAAATTTGCAGTTTTTCGAAAACGTGATTTTTGTGATATTGCGAAAAGCATAATTTTACTCAAAAATGGGCTAAAAACGGCAAAAATAGCCAAAAAGTGTGACAAATGTGACAAAATAAAAACGGTTTGTCACACATTTGTCACACCCAAAAAGTCCAAAAAAGCCCGAAATTGCGTGGTTTTTTTCTTTGTGTGACAAAGTGACACTTTTTTTGTTGTTTTTTTATATATAAAATTAATATATATGAGAAACGACATCACAAAATTTTGTCACACTTTTGGAAATATTCATGAAAGACCTAAAATACACGGAAAGGAGGGGTTGACAATAACAAATGAAGCAATATGTAAAACCGTGTATTTCTGAGACAAAAAACGGAACAATTGAGGTCCATCCAGAATTCCAAGCAAACGGTAAAGATTTCATGACAAAAGGCAACCGGTTTTATGCTGTGTTAGATCCGAAGACGAATTTCTGGATCACAGACGAATCGGAGGCGATAGATCTTGTTGACGAGCAATTATATTCTTTTGCAAGAGAAAAGTTCGTAGAGATGGACGACGGACGTCTGGTCAATGATATTGGCAAACCAGTTAAGGTCCTGTCTATCAATAACTATCAAACCAAGAAACTGAAAGAGTGGAAGGAATTTTTAACCAAAGTAGCGCCCAATCACAATTACCATCCGCTCGATTCAGACATCACGCCGATCGATGCAGAAGTCAAACCGTCGCAGTATAGATCAAAACGGCTATTATATTCTATAGCCAAAGGAACCACCAATGCTTACGAGGAGTTTATGTCAACCTGTTATAGTGCAGAGGAGAGACAAAAGATCGAGTGGGCAATTGGTTCGATATTTACAGGCGAGTCAAAACATATCCAAAAGTTTATCGTGTTATACGGAGCACCTGGTACCGGTAAGTCAACTGTAATGAATCTGATTCAAGATCTATTCGAGGGATATTGGACAGCTTTTGATGTTAATGCGCTCGTATCACGAAACAATCAATTTGCGACCGCGGCATTCAAGGACAACCCTCTTGTTGCAATTCATCATGACTGCGACATGAGCAAGATCCACGACAACAGTATATTTAACTCTCTCGTCTCACACGAAACGATCTACATTAACGAAAAAGGTAAACCCCAGTATCCGATGAGAATAAGTTCATTTATATTCTTAGGGACAAACGAGATTGTTGATGTTCCTGATACCAAGCGAGGAATTGTTCGACGCATGATTGATGTCTATCCTACGGGCAGAACCTTGCCGAAAGAGGAATATGATATTTGTGTAGAGAACATGAGATTTGAACTCGGGGCGATTGCATATCATTGTATACAGGTATTCGAGGCCATGGGTAAGAATTATTACAACTCATATAGTCCGACACAGATGATCAATAAGTCGAACATTCTTCGTAATTTTATATTTGATAAGTATGATGAGTTTGTTCGAACGGATCCGATTAGCAGAGACATGGCTTACGACTGGTATCGAGATTATTTCGAGAAGTCCGGTCTTGGCTATGCCCCCAAACGAATTATATTTGGAGAACAGCTCAGAGAGTACTTTGAGTCATACAGGGACCGTGCTAGGCTGGATGGTAAACTGATCCGTCACGTGTACAGCGGATTTAGGCGAAGCTTGTTTGCTGATGACATTGTCGAGATCGATAGCAATGTCGATGCGCGTGTCAAGGTCGAGGAAGAACCGAAGCCTGATATTCCAGAATGGCTACGGTTTGAAGAGCCAAAGGACAGCAAATGCAAGCTCGATGATATTCTAGCAGAGTACCCAGCTCAGTATGCAAACGACAAAGGTACGCCAAAGACAGCGTGGGCTAAGGTTAAAACGAAACTGAAAGATTTAGACACAAGCAAGCTTCATTACACAAAAGTTCCGGAGAAGCTGATTTGTGTGGACTTTGATATCAAGGTAAATGAAAAGAAGTCCATCGAAGCTAATTTGGAGGCAGCGAGCAAATTCCCAGAGACATACGCAGAGGTCAGTCAATCTGGTTCTGCAATTCATTTGCATTACTGGTACGACGGCGATCCAACCGAACTCAGCCGAGTATATGATCTGGACGTGGAGGTAAAGGTATACACTGGTGATGCGAGTCTTAGACGACGTCTGACCAAGTGCAATGATCGAGAGATTGCTCATATTTCCAGTGGACTCCCTTTGAAAGGAGATGGAAAGAAGAAAATGCTCGATTTTAAAGTTGTTGAGAATGAGAGAATGCTTCGTTGCATGATCAAGAAGAATCTCAACAAGGAATACCATGGCTACACCAAGCCGTCTATGGATTATATTTTCAAGCTGACGGAAGATGCTTACAATGCTGGAAAGAAATATGACATCACAGACATGCGGCCGGCTATCATGGAGTTTGCTGTAAATAGCACAAACAATAGTCAGTACTGCCTGAAGCTGATGAACAAAATGCATTGGAAGAGTGATGAGCCAAGTGATTATATTTCTTCACCTGAGGAAGACAAGATCGTATTCTTCGACGTCGAGGTATTTCCGAATGTGTTCATATGCTGTTGGAAGTATCAGGGATCGTCCGAAGATATACGTATGATTAATCCTAAGCCGATCGAGATCGAGGAGTTATGCAAGAAAAAGCTAGTTGGGTTTAACAATCGGAAATACGATAATCATATTCTTTACGCGTGGTTACAAGGATATTCCAATGAGCAGCTGTTCAGATTGTCTCAGCGAATCATCGAGAACTCTTTGAACTCTTCGTTCGCCGAGGCTTATAACCTTAGTTACGCTGATATCTACGACTTCAGTTCTAAGAAGCAGAGTCTGAAAAAGTGGGAGATCGAGTTAGGCATTCACCATATGGAAAACTCATACCCCTGGGATCAGCCTTTGCCAAAGGAACATTGGAACGAGGTAGCAGATTACTGTTGTAATGATGTAGATGCAACCGAGGCAACGTTCGATGCATGCAAACAGGATTTCATCGCTCGAGAGGTTCTAGCCGATTTGAGCGGATTGAGTGTAAATCATTCTACGAGACAGCATTGTACAAAAATTATATTCGGCAACGATAAAAATCCTACTCTCGTTTATACAGATCTCAGCAAAGAATTTCCTGGATACGAATTCAAGAATGGCAAGAGTTTATATTTGGGAGAGGATCCTTCTGAAGGCGGTTATGTATATGCAGAACCTGGCATATATTTCAGAGCTGGACTACTCGACGTGGAATCACTACATCCGCATTCTATCATCGCTCTGAATCTGTTTGGCGAATATACGTGGAGATACAAAGATATTTTGGAAGCTCGTCTTGCTATCAAGCATCATGATATCGAGAAAGCTCGCGGAATGCTTGGCGGTGTACTAGCAAAGTATCTGGAAAGTGAAGAGCAGGCTGACAAACTGGCTAAGGCCCTGAAGATCATCATCAACTCCATCTACGGTTATACCTGTGCTAAGTTTGCAAATCCGTTTAAATCTTCGGAGAATGTAGACAACATCGTAGCTAAACGTGGCGCTTTGTTTATGATGACTCTGAAGAAGAAGCTTCAGGATATGGGTGTTCAGGTTATCCATGTCAAGACGGATTCAATCAAGATCCCGAACATCACCAAGGAGATTATTGACTTCGTTAATGACTTTGGACACAAGTACGGCTATAATTTCGATCATGAAGCTACATACGAGAAGATCTGTCTGGTAAACAAGTCGACTTATATCGCTCGTTATGATGGCGGAAAACATGACGGAGAGTGGACTGCAACTGGCAAACAATTCCAGGTTCCATACGTGTTTAAGACGCTGTTTACGCATGAGGATGTCGTGTTTGACGATCTCTGTGAAACGTTTGAGACTAAAACAGCATTCTATCTTGACCGTTCTGAGGGTCATCCTGAGGGTTATCACGATTATAAATTCGTCGGAAAGGTCGGTAGATTCTGTCCGGTTCGACCTGGAACTGGCGGTGGTTTCCTCATGCGAGATAAAGGAGAAACATACATCAAGCAGAAAGCCGCTTATGACAAGTGCGGTGGCGTGAACGAAAAGGGTAAGCCATTAAAGGTTCCAAGCAAGTATGCGCTTGCTACTGGTACTGATGGATATTTGTGGAGAGAAGCAGAACAGGTAAAGTCGATGCACCTGGAGAAAGACATTGATATTCGCTATTACGCAAAGTTAGCAGATGACGCAGTCATGGCTATATCACAATTCGGAGATTTTGATGCATTTGCGAATGCTGAAGCTCCATTCTAAGATTAAAGGAGATTATATTTATGAACGCACTGAGTAACATTTCAATCGAGAACGCACACATCATCTTCCGGAACTTCTCAGGTGAAGAGAGTAAGTTCAACAAGAAAGGCAGCAGAAATTTCGGTGTTCTGCTTGACGTTGATCTTGCCGCACTGATGAAGAAAGATGGCTGGAACGTAAAGGAGCTGCCGCCCAGAGAAGACGGTGATATCCCGACCTACTGGCTGCCGGTAAGTGTTGCATTCGGACACATTCCTCCGAAGATTATGTTGGTAACGTCAAATAACATGGCCCCGCTCGATGAAACAACTGTCAATCAGCTGGACTATGCAGAGATTGCCAGTATCGATATGATCGTCCGTCCGTATTGCTGGGAAGTAAATGGGAATAGCGGTGTTAAGGCATATCTCAAGACAATGTACGTTACAATCGTCGAAGACGAATTTGCAAGTAAGTATCAGAGAAATATGGGAAGCGAGGAAGTCCCGTTCTAATGGAATTATATTCTCATCAGGAGAAAGCCTTGAAAAAGATGCATAACGGATGCATCCTGGTTGGAGGAGTGGGTAGCGGAAAATCTATCACTTCATTAGCGTACTATTTCAACAAAGTTTGCGGAGGTAAGGATAAACGAATGGATCCCAAAAAGAAACGGGATCTGTATATTATTACTACAGCTCGTAAAAGAGATAGTCACGAATGGGAAGGCGATATGGCACATTTTCTGCTATCCCCCGATCCGACTGCTTCTCCTCACGGCGTAAGGGTCGTGGTTGATTCTTGGAACAACATTGGCAAATATGAGAACGTGGAGAATTCGTTTTTTATATTTGATGAACAGAGAGTGGTTGGTTATGGTGCTTGGTCTAAATCGTTCATAAAGATTTCGAAAGTGAACCAGTGGATCCTTCTCAGCGCCACTCCAGGCGATACGTGGTCCGATTATATTCCAGTGTTCATTGCTAATGGGTTCTATAATAACAAAACACAGTTCACTCGTGAGCACATTATATTTGCACGCTTTGCTAAATACCCTAAGATCGATCGCTATATTAACACCGACAAGTTATCAAGATTGCGAGCGTCGATTCTGGTTCCGATGAAGTTTGAGCGTGAGACCATTCCCCATAAGACATTCATAACAGCTGGTAGAAACGAAGCAATGTATCAAGATTGTGTCAGAGGCATATGGGACCCGTTCAAGAATGAACCATGCGTCAATGCAGCATCCGCTTGTTATGTGTTGCGGAAAATTGTTAACACTGATCCGACTCGGCGCACTATCATCCATAAGCTAATGGCTGAACATAAACGAGCAATTATATTTTACAACTTCACATATGAGCTTGAAATCTTGCGAGAGATTATGAACGAAGCTCAGATCGAGTATGGGGAATGGAACGGAGAGAAACATCAACCAGTTCCTAAGACTGATCGATGGGCTTATCTAGTTCAGTATACGGCTGGTGCTGAGGGATGGAACTGTATCGACACAGACACAATTATATTTTACAGTCTGAACTATTCATACAAGATAATGACACAAGCGGCTGGAAGAATTGATCGATTGAACACCCCGTTCAAAGATCTGTTTTATTACTACCTAGCTGCTCCAGGTATCGATCAGAACATTCGAAGGGCTTTGAATAACAAAAAGAAGTTCAACGAAGAGGATTTCTTCAACGAAGAGTTTGTCCCGTTTTAAAGCGAGGTGATTATATTTTGGCTCGCTATAGATTAGGAGGACGTGGCAGACGTCCAAGACATGAAATGGTTCGAATCATAGAACTAGATGAAATCTTTCCATCATATCACGAAGCTGCAGATCGTATTGATGGAAATAGAGGGTGTGTCTATCTTTGCTTGCAAGGCATGAGGTCGTCGCATAAGGGCTATACATTCGAGTATGTAAAAGATCTTTATCCGATCTTTGATTAACCAAATAGCAAGGGAGTTCGTGAAATTTACATGGGCTCTTTTGTTTTGCCCTAAATACGCCGGAAATAGGCTGTATTTTGTTTCGCGCTTTTTACAACCCCTATTATGGAGAGGATAGGGAGAATATGCCATCTCTATTATCTTTAGCAAAGGAGGTGAAATGTAATGGTCGAGTCAAAATTCCAATCGATCTTGATTAAAGAGCTAAAGGAAAGATTCAAAGGATGCGTAGTAGTCAAGAACGATGCGAATTATATGCAAGGTATTCCAGACTTAACGATTTATTATGGTAATCGTTGGGCTATGCTTGAGACTAAAAGATCTGAAGATGCTCCGCATCGCCCGAATCAAGACTATTACGTTTCTTTATTTAACGACATGTCATATGCCGCTTTTATTTTTCCTGAGAATAAGGAGGTAATTCTCAATGAAGTGGAACAAGCATTCAAAACTTGAGGGAGCTCATGCGTACCTTGGGGCGTCACAGCATAGCTGGCTGAATTATTCCGAAGATCAATTGATCGCTCGGTATCATAATTCTATGGCCAAGCTGATCGGAACGAGAAAACACAATTTGGCTAAAGAGCTAATAGAGTTAGGCGTTCCGCTTAAGAACACACATACAACACTAAACATGTATGTCAATGATGCTCTTAAGTATCGCATGAGCCCAGAAACTGTATTATATTACTCAGACAATTGCTTTGGAACCGCTGATGCAATCTGCTACAATGAAAAGACCAGGTTTTTAAGAATCCACGATTTGAAGACCGGTGCTATACCAGCTCACATGGAACAGCTTGAGATTTACATGGCTTTATTCTGTTTGGAATATGACAAAAATCCAAAAGACATTCAAGCTGAATTGCGCATCTATCAGAATGATGATATTCTGGTACACGAGCCGATTCCTGAGCGAATTATGGATATAGAGAATAAAATCATCAAGTTCGACTCGGTTCTTGAACAATTAAAAATAAATCCTTAAGGAGGGGTGACACGTGACAGACGAAGAGATCATGCACCAGTGTGAGATCTACGACAATTATATTTCCACGCTCGACGACGATCCGGATGTTATCGAGCATTATGGAACGCCTAGACACTCGGGTCGATATCCTTGGGGATCTGGCGACAACCCCTTTCAGCGAAGCAGAGACTTTATGTCGAATGTTTCTGAATTGAAAGAAAAAGGTATGACTGATCGTGAGATCTGGGAGTCAATGGGTTTATCATCAACCAAATTCCGAGCAAAGAAATCATTGGCTGCTAACGAAATCAAAAAGTTTAATGTGATGTATGCACAGAAACTGAAAGATAAAGGCATGTCCAATGTCGCGATTGCTAAAAGAATGGAGACTAATGAGTCTACTGTTCGTGGATGGCTGAAAGATTCGGGAAATATTCGTAAAGATGAGCTTGGTTCAACCATGGACATGCTCGAGGATCAGATCAAGAACAAAGGAATGATTGACGTCGGAGTAGGCGTCGAAAAACATCTTGGCATTTCTAAAGTCCGTTTGGACACAGCTGTTGCGGCGTTGGAGGAAAAAGGTTATACGCGTCATAAAATTCAAGTTGCCAACGTCTCTAGAAACGGTACTCAGAAGACAACAGTAACAGTTCTTGCTCCGCCCGATACAGAATGGAAATATGTCGTTCAGAACAAAGACAAGATTCACAACATTGATGATGTAGCATCCACTGACGGCGGTTCTACATATACGAAACTTCATGCACCAGAACAAATCTCTGGCAAACGTGTTTATATTCGTTATGCTGAAGACGGTGGTGTAGACAAAGATGGTACGTTGGAACTTAGACGGGGTGTAAAAGACCTTGACCTGGGCTCGTCATCGTATGCTCAGGTTCGTGTAGGCGTAGACGGAAAATACTACATGAAAGGTATGGCGTTTTATAGCGATTCAATCCCTGATGGCTATGATATTGTCTACAATACAAACAAAAAAAGAGGAACGCCCGATGAAAAGGTGTATAAACCGCAGTCTGACGACCCGATCAACCCTTTTGGCGTATCAATCAAACCCGGTGGACAGCGCGGTGCTTTGAACATCATGAACGAAGAAGGAGACTGGAATAAATGGTCTCGTTCCTTGGCCTCTCAGATGTTGGCGAAACAGCCCGTTGACCTGGCTAAGAAACAGTTAAAGCTCACCAAGGACATCAAGGATAGTCAGTTCCAGGAAATTATGGAGCTTACTAATCCGATTGTTAAGAAACACGAGTTAAAACAGTTTGCCGACGCATGCGACAAAGATGCAGTTGAATTGAAAGCCGCGGCTATGCCTAGACAGGGAACTAAGGTTCTGTTGCCGTTTCCGTCAATGAAAGATAATCAGATCTATGCTCCGACATTGGAGAACGGAGAAGAAGTAGTACTCATACGATATCCTCATGGCGGTCGTTTCGAAATTCCTCGCCTTATAGTCAACAACAAGAATGCAGAAGCTAAGAAGATCATGGGCAATGCTATCGATGCTGTTGGCATTCATCCAAAAGTTGCTGAACAGTTATCTGGCGCAGACTTTGACGGCGATACTGTAGTTTGCATCCCGACTAAAGGTCACAACATCAAGACTCAAAAGCCACTTGAAGCTTTGAAAAATTTTGATCCAAAGTTTGAATATCCTGGTGTCACTGAAAAGTCTCCATGGAAAAAGGGTTCTCGTCGTGAACACATTGAAATGGGCATGGCTTCGAATCTGATTACAGACATGACTTTGAAAGGTGCCACTCCTGACGAAATCGCTAGAGCTGTTCGCCATTCAATGGTCATTATTGACACTGGTAAACATAATTTGGATTATAAACGTTCATATGAAGAGAATGGCATAGCTGCTCTTAAGAAAAAATACATGGGACATACTGATCCTGAAACTGGACGTTATTCGACTTCCGTTTCTACATTGCTCTCGAGAGCAAGTGGTCAGACTCATGTCGAAAAACGAGATCCCACTGGCCGTTATGAAATTGATCCTGACACCGGCGAAAAAGTTTATGCGAAAGGCCGGTTAAAGTATAACAAGGAAACCGGAAAATCTGAATACACCCTTTGGAGTGAACCCTATGTCTCAAGAAAGACTGGCAAAATCGTGACCCCAACCACAACATCGACCCAGATGTTTGAAGCTAAAGACGCCCGGTCTTTAATGGGTGGGGGGTTTGGAAAAGGTCTCCCCATGGAAGAGGTCTATGCTGATTATGCAAATCACATGAAAGCTCTTGGGAACCGTGCTCGTAAAGAATATATTTCTGTAAAAGAACCCACCCTAAATAAAGAGGCCCGTTCTAAATATTCTGAAGAAGTAGAGTCTTTAAAAAAACAGCTTGATACAGCTAAGAAGAATGCCCCTCTTGAGAGACAAGCTCAATTGATCGCTTCTTCTATGGTTGAGTCTGCAAAACTGGCTAATCCAGACATGACTGATTCGGAAATTAAGAAATTAAAGGGCCTTAAAATTAAAGAGGCTCGTGAAGCAGTAGGCGCTTCTAAGTATCGTGTTAAGATAACAGATAGAGAATGGGAAGCTATTCAAGCTGGGGCTGTATCTAAGACTACTCTTGAAGAGATACTGCAGAATGCAGATGAAGACCGAGTCAAGGAACTTGCTATGCCTAAGGCTAAAGCTGGAATGACTCCAAGTAAGATTAGCCTAGCTAACACACTGCTATCAAACGGATTTACCTTAGCCGAAGTAGCAGATAGAGTAGGTGTGTCGGTATCTACGCTGACCAATAATAGCAGTGTAAAGGTAAAGGCAGGTGACAAAGCATGAGAGAAAGTATGATCACAACGGTTGACAATCCATTTAACCCGTTCGAACAGCCAGATGAATGGTATACATGGGACGTATCGCATGGCTATTACTCGCGTGAGCTGCTAGCACGCATTGCACGTGTATCGGATGACATGAGTGACAGCGACATTGAGCTTATCATGAGCCAAGCGATCGATGACATCATTCGACTTGATCTCACGAATCGCTATAGAAAGGTCTCAAGAGAATATTCTGAAGCCTGACCACCCCGGGGAGGGGTCGAAAAAACTACACCCACTCCCTGTCTCTTATACACATCTCCGAGCCCACGAGACTA